ATAGGCCCGCCAGAAAGGGACACCCACATGATACGAGGACGCTATCGGAAATGGTCGGGGTCGCGGTCGTGGTCGCGGTCGCGGTCGTGGTCGCGGTCGTGGTCGGGGTCGGGGTCGTGGTCGGGGTCGTGGTCGGGGTCGTGGTCGGGGTCGTGGTCGGGGTCGGGGTCGCGGTCGTGGTCGTGGTCGTGGTCGGGGTCGCGGTCGCGGTCGGGGTCGTGGTCGGGGTCGGGGTCGCGGTCGTGGTCGTGGTCGTGGTCGCGGTCGGGGTCGTGGTCGTGGTCGCGGTCGTGGTCGTGGTGATATGTTAAAATCACTTTCAATTTCTAACTTTCAAAGTCACAAGAACAGTATTCTCAACTTCGCTCCTGGTGTAAATTGTATAGTGGGCGAAAGCGACTCAGGGAAGACTGCAATCCTTCGTGCCTTGAACTGGATTATCACTAACCGTCCATCAGGTGACGCATTCCGCTCATCGTGGGGTGGCGTAACCGAATGCCGAGTTGACTTGACTGACGGAAACTGGATAGCCCGCACCAAGGATAAAGACGGTAACCAGTATGAGCTAAATGCCGAGGTGATGAAGGCGATGGGAATGACAGTCCCGGAGTCTATTGCCAAGGTGCTCAACCTCAATTCTGTCAACATTCAAGGCCAAATGGATAGTCCCTTTCTTTTGGCATCCTCGGCAGGTGAAGTAGCCCAGACGCTCAACGAGGTGGTTGGGCTGGAGGACATCGACAAGGCATTGACCGCTGCAAATCGCATGGTGCGGGCTGCCAACTCGGATATGGAACGAGAGGTAGCTCAGATAGCCACCCTAAACGCTCAGAAAGCTGCTTTTGACGGCTTGGATGAGCTGGATGGTATGCTAACGCGTCTTGAGGATTTAAACGCGGATTTGACCCGTTTGCGCTCGAAAGAGGCCGAGTTGAACCGGCTGGTGCTCACGGCTACCGAAGCGGCTGGAAATCGAGATAGGGTGAAACTGGTTGCCGACCTTGCGCCATGGTTGGATGCTGTGCTGAAGGTTGACGGTGAGGCTGAAATACTCAACAACAAAATTCACACCCTTCATGTTCTTGCCGATACGTTGAGGGATGAAATACAACCCGGACTCATCGCGCTGGATCGCATCGTCAACTTGGAGCCGGAGTTTGCAACCGTCTGGACAAAGGAGAATGAAGCCTATTCGGTACATACAAAAATCGGCAAGCTCGAAACGCTGATACTCGAAGCGACCACTTGCTGGGATAAACAGATCAATGGGCGCAACCTGCTCAAGAATATGATCGAGATATACAAGATCGAAATGGGCGATGAATGCTTGTTGTGCGGTCAAGGTATAGTTCGATGAAACTACACGAAGGTAATCAAGCTACTGCCGACCCGACATGCGGTATTCTATGCATTTGCGGATGGCCGAATGAACTATGGGTATCCGATTCTCATATTACTCGTTGTCCGCAATGTGGACGTGGTTATACAAACCAGTTCATCACCTATCAATTCGAGAAGGATGAAATATGCGTGGTAAAGTCCTGAAAGAAGTCGATTGTACGCACCTTGCGCCGAAACAGGTATTGGCTATTCTTACTGCCGATTGGCATCTCAGGGACGATGTTCCATCAGCCCGCACTGATGACTACTGGTTGGCACAAGAACGCAAAGTCGCATTTGTATCGAATCTTCAGCGCGAACACGGCTGTCCGGTGCTTATTGCGGGTGACCTGTTTCATAAGCACTCACCGTCACCATTCCTGCTTCAGTGGGCAATAACGAACCTACCGGATCGCATTATCTGCGTGCCGGGCAATCACGACATCCCGAATCACAACATGGCAATGTACGAGCGCAGCGGACTCGCGGTACTTGAGGCTGCTGGCAAAGTGAAAGTTCTCAACAATGGGTATACCGTTGACAGAATCAGCGGTTTCGCTTACGGCGATCCGCTTATCGACAAGAAAGCTGCCGAAGTTGTTATGCTCCATGAGATGCTACTCACGGACGATATGCACCCACTCATTGAGGGGTACTCAGCAAACCAGCTCCGCGACATATTCCCGGACGCAGACCTCATTCTCACTGGTCACAATCACACCCCGCTATTTGACACCGATGCAGAGCCGCTCGTGCTCAACCCCGGCAGCCTGATGCGCATGACCGCTGCACAGGGTGACTTCCATCCAACCGTCTGGCTCTGGTATGCTGATGAAAATCGCGTCGAGCCCATCACAATCCCGCACGAACCCGGTATAATATCACGAGATCACATAGACGTACCGGAGGAGCGGGATGAACGGATGTCTGCGTTCGTGGATCGGCTCCGCAATGACATAGAAATCGGGCTTTCGTTCAAATCCAATTTGCAGCAGTATATGACCAAGAACAAGATTGACGAGTTGGTTAAAAAGACGGTATGGGAAGCAGTGGGATGAAGCTATCGGATAATGCTCTTATTGCAATCTTTTCTATACTTTCACTTTGCACAGGAGTATCGCTTGGCTATACAGCTCTAAAATCGACAGTTATGCGGCAAGTTGAGCATACAGTACAAGAGAGCGTCCAGACCGGAAAGCCGTTTATATTCGAGAGCGGGCGCATGGGACTGATCGAGGAAGTACATCACGCGAAGAACGGGAAGACGATAGCCTACCGCGTCATCTCGTTCACGTGGCCGGAGGAGAAATGACATGAAGAAGTATATTTTTATTTTTGCGTTATTCATTGCGGGCTGTACGCAAACAGAGCGAGAAACCATCCCTTTATTTAATATCGGGGATACTGTATGTCATAAATCGGGCGGCCCTAAAGGAGTAATATTTTATAATGATTCTAATCATTATGTGAAAGTTCGTTTTTATATAGGCAAAAATACAGCACCAATGATAGGTGTGGGAGGGTCTGGCCTTATTGTTGGCGGAAACGGTATAAAGATGTCAAATAGTATCTTTGAAGAAGTGTGGTTTAAAGAATATGAATTAAAAAGCTGCGAATAGGCGAGCTTTGCCGGAGAACTAACTTATGACTAAACATCTGCTACGCAAAACATTCTATGGACTGTGGCTTACTGTTGCTGGGCTACTGATCGTCGTGCTCCTCATGGTCACCTGGATCGCCTACACTCTCGGCAGCATTGAGGGCTACAGGCTCGGTATAGCGAAGGCTGATATGGCGAGTCCGTTTAAAGCCCGCGTTGAGTCCGGGCAGCCGTTCGTATATGACAACGGCATGATGTACCCCGTCAAGGGTGTCAAGGGTAAGAAGGCACCATACTACATCATCCACCCGGAGAAATAACATGAAAAAGAATAAGAAAATAACACCTACCGAACGCTTGAATCGATTATTAGCCGTTATGATAAAACTCAAGGTGATGATTCTGAATATGCAAATGATGTAAGGGCTGGAATTGATGAAATATCTCGTCTTAACGACGAACTTGATTCCCTTTACGAAAGCGTGTCAGGCCAAGATATATGAGAGACTGCATTTATAACCGCCCGATCGAAGGTCAGCCGAGCTGCGTGACACTCTGGAAAGAGTGCGACGACTCCCCGCAGAAGCCGTGCGAGCACTTTGCACCGATGACCATCAAGGTGAAGAAATAATGGCAAATATGAAATACATAACAAGTCCTGAGTATGGTTTTGTGATATTTCAAGATCATATAACTCACGTTGAGATGATGGATAGACTTGGCTTATCAAAAGATAAAATAACATCGGCTGGATTTGTTAGTACATCTTGCGAAGAGAATGAATTGATATGCTCCGGTCGCTCTGATTCAATTGGCAAAGATTCGCGCAAAATTGATTCAGAATTCCTATTTAAAAAATTATCGGTGTATGAAATATGACGCGGCATTATACCGATCTGCCAACCGACGATGTGGCACTGCTCCGCATCCGCATCATTAAACAGCTCTGTATACATGCCAAGCAGCGATGCGCCCTTGCCGAAGATCAAATTAAAGGCGGATGCTATATGAGTACCGACAAAGGGTGCTCGGTCGTCGAAGCGGGGATGATGAATCACAAAGCGCCAAAATACAGAGAACCGTGGCACGCACCGGTGCCGGAATCGAGGAGGAACGATGTCGACCGTGGAAAAGCTGACACAGCTAAAAACAAAAATCGAGACAGCAAAGACTGAGCTTGCTCGGCTTGAAGGACGATCGCAGGAGACCGAGCGCCGGATGCGGGATGAGTTCAAGGTGAACACTTTGGATGAGGCCCGTTCATTGCTTGCTGAGATGCAGGACAAACTCGACAAGCTGGATGCCGAGGTGGATGCCGGGGTGGATGCGCTGGAAGCGAAGATGAAGGAGGTCGCATGAAACAGTTTATAATCACGCTGAATGAGGACTGCGGGACGTTTCATATCTCAACCCAGAACTTGGGCTTTTCTCGCTTTGAAATGATTGGTATTCTCGATGCGGTGCTTGCTAAAGAACGTGCCGAGATGAACGAGGATATGGCTCCGAAGAAACCGAGTACGGGGCCGATGCCGGACAATACGCTCGACCGATTGTTAGCCAAGAAGCAGCCTCCTGTACGATTGAAACAAAGCAAGAAGTCTCTGAGTAAGACTAATAAATATCTGCGCAATCCCGCCACCAGGAAAAAGATGATTGCGACCTCGGTTAAAACATCATCGAGGATTGACTCATGATCAGAGTTAGCATATATTTCAGGAGACGGTGCTGGTTCTGGCATGAGTGGTTAACCGCAAAAGAAACAGCAGTTACGACTTACCAGATTTGCATGGACTGCGGAGCGAAGCGCATCATACAGAACGGTGACGGTTATCAGCCTTTCGATTTTGATTTCCTGCTCGGCAAGTCAGAGGCTGAGGAAGGGAAGCCGCAACCATATCAGCAGGTGGAGAGATGAGATTCAATATATCGTTATTGGAACTTGAACGAGCTGTTGAATACGCAAAAACATCACCTGACGGAGTGATAACATTTCATGTAATCCCAGAAGATATTGGTACTGGATTCAAAGTAAGTATGGAATGGAACTCCGAAACTTTAAATATAACCGACATATCGAGATGGTGAGATTAGGAGGTGAGACATTATGCCAAAAGACGATGTTTATTCAAAAAAAGAACGAGAAGAATTAAAAAGAAAAATCGGGACTATGCCGAGCGAACGTGCATTTGTTAGAATTAATAGTGATGGAATAGCCTGCATTCCGAACGATTCACCTCTCACTCAAGAAGAGGCCGTTAGTATTGTTGCAAACGGCTACATCAACTATACTGTGTCTGGGTCTGGCGATTGAATGAAAGACTTCCGCACCATACGCAGCGAAATTGACCGGCGCAAGGGTCAGCGCGACCACATAACCGCCGAACTGACCGCATCCAGCATTCGTGTTGACAAGCTCACAACCCGCACCGATGCTGCGGACAAAGCGCGCGCCGTCATCCAAGAGGTTGCCAAGCTCACGCAGCAAGAACTTGAATATCACGTGAGCGAGCTGGTAAGCCTTGCGCTCTCTGCGGTTTTTGACGATGCTTACAAGTTCAAGGTGGACTTTGTCATCAAGCGCGAGCGCACCGAGGCTGAGCTGTACTTCGAGCGGGACGGCGAGAGAGTTCACCCTATGACCGCATCCGGCGGCGGTGCGGTGGATGTGGCGGCGAACGCGCTCCGCTTCGCCCTCTGGTCGCTCAAGTCCCCGCGCACCCGCAACACAATAATCCTTGACGAACCTGGCAAATTCATCAGTGCTAATTTGCGAGGTAAGTTTGGCGAGATGCTGAAGGAAATATCAAAGCGATTAAACATCCAAATAATCCTCGTCAGTCATGACCCTCAGTTGATCGAAGCGGCTGACAAAGCATTCGAGGTCACAATGCGAAACGGTGTGTCAACCGTCAAGGAGGTCGGCAGTGAAACAGGAGGAACTGGTGCAAGTATTGGGAATCGTTCAAGCACGGCTAAGCTCCACGCGTCTCCCCGGAAAAGTGCTGATGAAAATCGGCCCGTGGACGGCTCTGGAGTGGACGGTCGAGCGAGTCAGGATGGCAAACACCGTCGACGAGGTGGTGATAGCAACGACAACAAACAAAGCGGACAGACCGATAGTGGAGCTGTGCCGCCAAAGAGGGTGGCCCGTCCATTGCGGAAGCGAGGATGACGTACTCGGCAGGACACTCGAAGCCGCAAGCGCATACAGCCCCCGTGTGATCGTCGATGTGACCAGCGACTGCCCATTTGCAGATCCTCGCCACATCAACCTTCTTGTTTCTATGATACTGCGCAACGGGGTTGACTACGCAAGCAACATTGAGCCGAGGACGTGGCCGGATGGACTTGACGTGCAAGTATACAAGATGAAGTCGCTCATCCGCATTGCTGAATCCAACTGGGCGATCCGCGAGCACAGCGGCTGGAATATAACTCAAGCTCCGAAGGGGTGGTTCAGCCGGGCGGGTCACAATGCGGTTGGGGTGTCGAACAAGCCTCACTGGCGGCTGACACTCGATACGGCGGCTGACTTGAAAGTGCTCCGCGCTTGCTATGATCATTATGTGCGATTTTATTCAACAGACTTCCAAGCCGGTGCGCTCGTTCACTTCCTCAACACTCATCGGGAACTGCTTACCAACTCAGAAGTGAAATCAACGACGCCGGGGGTGATATAAATGTACAGTGTTGCAATTATCGGGTGCGGATCAATTGGGAGTAGTAAGGATGACCGATATGACTCCCCGACTACAGACGCGATCCTCACACACGCCCACGCGTTTCATAACCATCCAGATACGGAGTTGATATGGGTCATGGATAATAGTATTGCATCGACGCACAACGCCTCCGCCAAATGGAACTGCAACGGGTTTGTCAGTTGGCATGGTGTTGCTAAATTGGCAGATATTTATATTGTGGCGACCCCGACCGAGACTCATCATGAAGTGCTTATGGATGTATTGAAACGGAAGCCTAAACTTGTAGTTGCGGAGAAACCTTTTTGCTCCAATATCAAGGAGGCTCGCAGTGTTGCAGACGCTTATAAACAGGCTGGCATACCGCTCATGGTGGACTACATCAGACGATTCGACGACATGCACAGCGACGTGCTCAACGGACTCCGGGACGGGCAATACGGAGAGATTTATCACGCCAGATGTTTATACGGCAGGGGATTACGTCACGATGGCTGCCACGGACTTGATTTGTTCCTCTGGGCACTGGGAGAATGCAGGGGGGTATCGTTCCATCACGGAGGCATCGTCGACCGATCAGCAGACGACCCTTCCTACACCGTTCGACTTGAGTTTGATCGCTGCAAAGAGGCATACATGGTCGGCACTGACTCGCGAGCATGGGGAGCATTCGAGATGGAGTTCGTTACCGAAAAGGGTGTTCTTCGATTCCCGAACTGGGGCAAAGAAATCAGGCACTATGAACCAGAGCAGGAGCAGACCTTTGGGCAGTACAAGTCGCTCGGCACTACGGCACAGGTGACGCGGACGGGGCTGGATAAGGCGCTGCTGCACCTGGCTGACAATGCGGTGAAACACTTGCGCGATGGGGAGCCGCTTCGCTGTACGGCTGAGGATGCGATTCGAGTGCACGGGGTTCTTGAAAATATAGGAGGTAAGTGATGGTAAAAGGTAGCAAAATGAGTCTTGAGTCTCGTAAACGAATTTCCGAATCTTTAAAAGGTGATAAGAATCATTTTTACGGAAAGAAACATTCTCCCGAGACTAAAGCTCGAATGTCGGCAAAAATAGTATCGCAAGAAACCCGTGATAAAATAGCGGCTTCGAGAAAGGGAAAATTATTGTCGCCTGAGCATAAAGCTAAAATAAAAGCAGGAGTGCGACGTAACCTTGACAGTGGATGGACAATGTCTGTTGAAGCTCGTAAGAAAATATCCGATTCAAAAATAGGATCGAAACATTATCGCTGGAGTGGTGATCGTAGGAAAACAAAAACAGGTTATATCGAAGTCAGACTACCTGATCACCCGAACGTAGGTTCTATGGGCTTCGTTTCTGAACATCGCGTTGTTATGGAAAAGCATCTCGGTCGTTATCTATCGAGAGATGAAAAGGTACATCACATAAACGGGGTGCGTGACGATAACAGAATTGAAAATTTGAAACTTATGACCAACGCTGAACATTCAAGACTTCATCGTTTGCAAGAAATGGAACGCGGTCAGCCGTTGTGGTGTAATATTAAACGAAACAATAAAGGACAAATATCAGGGAGGATATAATGCAATTAGCTATCAATGGCGGAGTTCCAGTGAGGCATGATCTTTTTCCAAGCCAGAATTCAATCGGGGTTGCGGAAAAGGAAGCTGCGATGCGAGTTCTTGATTCTGGGAAATTAACAGGATTCATGGGTAATTTCGGACCTGCATTTTATGGTGGTAAAGAAGTCAGAGCCCTCGAAGAGGAATGGGCTGCAAAGTTCAAAGTAAAACACGCAATCTCCTGTAACTCCGCAACCTCCGGCTTGCACATTGCGTGCGGCGCAGTTGGCATGGACAATCCCGCAGCAGGCGACGCTATTGTGTCGCCGTTCAGCATGACATGCTCGGCAACCGCACCGATGTACTGGCGACAGGGTGTGCGCTTTGCCGACATCGAGCGCGACTACTATTGCGTGGATGTAAATAGCATTGCTCAGCATATCATCGGCTCATTCAGCAAGTTCAGTGCCGTGGTTCCTGTCAGCCTGTTCGGGCAACCGTATGACGCGAAGAATATCAACGCGCTGCTCGACCGCAACTTCAAAGAGACCGGCAAGAAAACGTATGTGATCGAGGATGCGGCCCAGGCACTCGGTTCCACGATGGATATAGGTGGCGGCAACTTCAAGTACGCAGGCACGCTCGGTGATATAGGCGTGTACTCGTTCAACCTCGGCAAGCATCTCACGGCGGGAGAAGGCGGCATGATTGTGACTGATGACGATGAGCTGGCGTTCCGGTGTCGCCTGCTGATGAACCATGCCGAAGCCGTTGTCAACGATATGGATAGGAAGCGCGTACCTCTCGAATACGCCAGTGTTGAAAATTGGGATACAGATTTTAACACTAAAGAGACCGTATCTGAATCCAGAGAAAAAGCAGAAAGGTATCGTAAGCTGTACGGATTCAACCTGCGCTTGCCGGAGATCAGCGCGGCGATTGTGCGGGTGCAGCTCGCCAAGCACGACGAGTTGCTCAGGCTCCGCACCGACAATGTGAACTACCTTGTCAACAAACTCAAGGACATCCCGTGTCTAGAGATGCCGAAAGTGCGGGAAGGGTGTACTCATTCGTATTATGTCCTCCCCGTGAAGTGGAAAGTGCCGTTCGAGCATGTTGATGACCCGTCGTTTGCGGGAGGTGAGTTTAAACAAATTTCACTTCACCGCGACCGATACATTGCGGCGGTCAAAGCAGAATTGCAACCCGTCAAGGATCGCGAGAGCGAAGGCGTGACGATCGGAACGGGCTACATTAAACCGATTCAGTCCATGCCGCTGTTCGGGCGCTCAATGGACGAGACCCCGGAGTGCAAGCGACAGTACACCGAGGAGTTGGTGATCATCCATCGCATGTTCGGACCAAACGCCACCCGCCGCGACCTGGATGACATCTACAATGCGTTCGAGAAGTGCTGGATCAATCGCGAGGAATTGTTATAACTAAACGACGCGAGTTCAGTATAATATAGCAAGGAGTATACATGCTAATCACTGTACAACAGAGAAATAAGGATTGCATAAAAGCTAACCTGTTTGTAGGGGATAAACTTAATGTAAAAAATCCAGGATGCGAATCTCCATTTATGATCATCCAGCTCATCAGTCAAGGGTGGTTTAAATGGCCTGAGTTGGTCATAAATCTGTACTCGGATAAAGAACGACTTATCGGATAGGAGTCGGATATGATATTTGCAATGACCGTTCACATGGGTACAGATCGTCAATCCACATGGGCTATAAGCAAACCTATGGTGATTGAGATACCGTTACCATATGATCCACGTCACCGCCACGCCTACACAACTCAACTGCATTGCACGAGCATTCGCAGATAGCATACGCGACATGGTGTATGAAATAGTAAACAAGGAGCCTGAATAATGACGCTTTACTGGGGCAGGATTGCATGGGGTTGGCGGATGTACGGGATTGGCTATAAGAATGTCTGGTTCATTGGATTCTCAATGCAAGCAACGAGGTCGCTATGACGAAGGGGACTAAAGCAGATTTGGCAATCATTCAGCAGGTACAGGAAGTCCGCGCCAAGAATAATGTGGCGTGGATGAACATAGTCCGCGTCGGGCTCACCGCCGCACCGCGCAAGACGCGGGCGCTCCTGGCGGAAATAACCAATAATGATGCAATGGTGAATGTGCTCATGAAAGAGTTGTCGAATGGAGGGAAGAAGTGATATTTTATGAAAAAAGATTTAATCGTTGTGAATGGCATCGACATTTCGCATTGATTCCCGTCACAGGTTGGTTGGGTGAAGAAAAAGTAACAGTATGGCTTGAATATATAATGAGGCGATATGTACATGTTGTGGGCGAAGCTTATAAAATTGAATTAAAACGTGCTCATGAAAGAGTTGTTGAATGAACGGAGGAAAGAAATAATATCATGACTTATGTTATCAGAAAACCGAGTTTACCTGAAGATGAAGGTCGATATTTTATGGTTAAAATATTTATAACATATCAATCGGCTTTGAATTGGATAAACGGGGCACATGACTATTTTCACAAAGAGGATTATTTTATAGCGGAGGGAAGCTAAATGAGTGTACAATTCATTGCCGATATAGGCAGCAATCACAATTCTGACATCGACCGCGCCGTGCGCCTCATCGAGGAAGCCAAGCGTGCCGGATGCTCTGCCGCAAAATTTCAACTGTTCGACCACACCCTCTCACGCGAGCTGCCCATACAGGCAATCCTCGACAAGCGAGCCCTCCCCGTCGGATGGCTCCCCCGCCTGCGAGGTGCTGCAAACTGCAACGAGATCGAGCTGCACATGACTGTCACCTCCGTAGACTCGTTGATGAATTGCAAGGACTACGTTCACGCGCTCAAGATAGGCTCGTATGAAATACTCTGCACCGACCTCATCACGCTTACCGCTTCAATAGGTAAGCCGCTGTCCATCTCGACCGGTGGTGCTACCTCGTTTGAAATATCGAAGGCGGTGAATGCGGCGGCGAGAGGTGGGGTGAATGCGGCGATGCTCACGCTGTATCACTGCTCCCCGATGTATCCGGCGAAGGCTGAGGATTGCGGGTTGCGCAAGATGGTAACTCTTCAGCAGGCGTTCGGGTGTCATGTCGGATGGAGCGATCACACGGTGAAGCCTGGTGTTATTCATACCGCCATTGCGATGGATGCCGAGGTAATTGAAGTTCACATGGACCTGGACGGTCTTGACGGGTGTGAGAGCGAGCACGGTCACTGCTGGGAAGTATCGAGGTTGAGGCGGCTCATCAAGACTGTGCGCGAGGGTGAGAGTGCAATGCTTGGTGTGCGAGACAATTTGGATGCAATGCGGATGCAGCGTACAGATCCGAGGGATGGAATGCGGCCAATGTTGGGGAGCTGACGCGCAAGCGTAGCGCGTCGCGCTGGAGCAGCATGGTTATGCCGGTTTTGAATCTAATCTTTTAGGGAGGAAAGAATGAATACATTTATTTATTGCGTTGAGGGGATAGACAAGAAAGTCGAAGTTGCAGCCGAAAATCAAAAAGAGGCACATAAACTCGCATGGGAAACACTTACTACAGAGGAAAAAAACAGGACTGTCTGCCTTGATTTGGTTGACACATACTAACGCGGAGGTGAACAGTTGAGCGAAGCGAAATCTGATTCGACCGTTTTGTTATCTGTCCGTGAATCTCTATCAGAATATGCGCATGAGGCATGGTCAGGGTGGATGATATACATGTTCTCCAAAATGACTCTGAATGATGATGGAACAGCTACAATGCCAAAATGGGCAGTTGAACGATGGACAAGGCAAATGAATACAAAATATTCTGAACTGCCCGAATCCGAAAAAGATAGCGACCGTGACGAAGCGGATAGGATTCTATCAATTATAAACATATAACGTGCGCGTGTGGGGAGCATAGCGTCCCTCACGACGCCGCTGGTTATGTGAGGTTTTCATGCGAATCACGAAACAACGATGGTGGAGATTGGTTGATGCTCGAATGAGCAGGCCAGTTCCGTTGAAGGAAGCAGATACCAAAAAGCCATTTGTATATGACCGGGTATTTGGCCTGTTCTATTGTGACGGGAGCCATCAGGGGGCATTGTCGTTGTTGTTGGCTTTTCATCACGGAGAAACCGATGTTGTTACAATAGCGGAAAAATTGAACCTTGAATACTCCGATGAAACAGCGGATTACTTTTTAAAAAACACGCCGGGGGTATGCTTCCGATCATCTTGTGGAACTAAGATAGAGGGCGGGAAACCGGGTAGCCTGACGATGCACGAACTACGAATATTCAACGATGACGTAGAGTATTTATTCACATAACGACAAAATAAGCTGCCGCCCAAACCGGCGGTAGCAAAACCACAAGGAGGATATAGAATATGAACAGATTGCAGAAGGCGGTCAGCTTGATTTTATTGTTGGGCGTGTTTTTCATCGTCGGATGTGAGACAAAGGCTTCAGTGGTATCTCGAAATTTGTCTGTAGAGGCAGGTGAGTTCAAAATCACCCGCAGAATCGTATTTTACAACGGAATCACGGACACGTACATTCTGACTATTACTGGAAAGTGCCAAGTGGAACACGGAGACAAATTAGCAGTCACATGCAAAACCGGCGATGACGCTTACAAAAAGCACTACCTCGGCATTTCCGACAACGTGACCTACTTCTCCGAACAGCTGGAAGAAAAATCAGTGAGCGGGTATAGGTACACGGTGAACTTCCGTCCGCAGACGATTATTCCAGACGTTGAGCTGAGAACGAGCAGCGGGAGTTGACGCCCAACGCGGCGCTGACCCGCGCTTTTGCGGGTCGGTGTCGAGCGCCTTGTTATCTAATTTTAGGAGGGCCACATGGCACAGGACTTTTTGCATAGGCACACATATCTGGAACTGGACTTGGAAGAAGCAGATCACGCTCATGTCGTTGTCGATAAGACCGACTGGGAAAACGCATTGAAACTGCTTTCTGCAGCCAGTACGCAACGTGACGTTTTACTCAACGGCGGTAAAAACGCCGAGTTGGTGACTCAGGATTTTTCTGATGCCATTAAACGGTGCAATCTGAACATTCACAGATAACCAGGTATTAACTCAACTTTGCAAAGTTCATGGTATACATAACTATGCGAGAAACAAGAGAAGAGCGAAAACAAAAGCTATCTCAAAAGGCGAGCCGTGCAGTGCAGGTACGATGGGACCGTGAACATGTGACCATGCGCGAAGCCGGGATAACGCCGATTTACGACCAACCCCACGCTTACGGCAACTACAAAATAACGATAGAAAGCATGAGGTCAGGAAAAGTTAATGTACTGTATTTGCGCGGCGAAGACTCAACGCTTACGACAAGCAAGAAAAGCAGAAGGGATAATTTTCTTGCTGAATTAAACGGACAACCGTTTAAGCCTGAAAAAGTTTCTATCTCAACCGTTATGCGGATACTCAGGAAAAGCATTGTGAAGACAAAAAGTGGGAGAGTGACGTGAATGTGGACAACTTGCAAGATATGCCGCCACGCGTACAAAGATCCGAGAGATAAGCCGTGCGACACCTGCGGCAAAGGTAAAAACTACGAACACAAGGGAGGAAAATTTATTGATTACAGGAAAAGAAGTGCTGATAACCGGCGGAACGGGAAGCCTCGGAAAGCAACTCCTCAAATTACTGCTGACCGAACACAAGCCGAAAGGAATACGAATTCTGTCGAGAGACGAGTTGAAACAGTGGCAACTCCGCAACGACTTCAAAGCCCTGCTTACCGCGCCAGACTCGCCGCCGGTCTCATTCCTGATAGGTGACATTCGAGATCCCAAGCGAATGCATCGCGCTTGCCGAGGGGTGGACATTTTGATCCATGCGGCAGCCATGAAGCAAGTTCCAGCCTGCGAAGATAATCCACTCGAAGCGATCAAGACAAATGTGGACGGCGCAGTGAATGTGCTGAACGCGGCAATCGACTGCAAAGTATGGAGGGTGATGAATGTCAGTACCGATAAGGCGTGCAAACCGGTCAATCTGTATGGCGCGACGAAGATGGCGGCGGAGAAACTTATTGTGGATGGAAACATTTACGCGGCAGGTCATGGCACGATACTCTCATCATGCCGATACGGTAATGTGCTCGGAAGCAGGGGCTCGGTTGCTCACGTCTTCAAGTCTCAAGCAGATGCGGGACTACCTATCACAATTACACACAACGCGATGACACGGTTCTGGGTGACGTTGCCGACCGTGGCGCGATTCCTTCTCTCACGGATCGAAATCATGAACGGCGGGGAGATATTCGTACCGAAGATGAAGTCCATGAGTGTGCGCGACATGGCAATCGCTATGACATCGAAATCAAAATGTACATGCAAACCACATTCAATTCTTTGCCCATGGTGCGATGGGACTTTTCCAAAAGAAAACGTCATCCCGGAGTTCAAGGTCACCGGCATCCGTCAGGGCGAAAAGCTGCATGAGTGTTTGTTCCCTGAAGAGGATTATGTTTACGAGTATGAGGACCATTATCGCGTATTCGCCAGCCGCAATCTTGCGTGCGAGCAGGAGATAGGTGCGGCGAAGCAGTGGGAGTTCAATTCCGGGCGCAACCCGAACGGTGAGCTGACCGCCGACGAGTTGCGGGCGATGCTGGCGGAGGTGTGAGATGATATACAGCAACGACATTCTGCGCATTGTCCCGTTCGAGCGAAGCAGGCACATGACAGATGAGTACCGCTCATGGTTCCACGACTCGGCGGTCACGCGCTACAATTCTCACGGACTCTTTCCTTACACTCCCACCGCGATGGATGCATTTGTCAAGACGATCGAGCAGGGAAGTGCCGAGAAGATTGTGTGGGCAATTGAAGTTTATGTGGGAGCTGAAGGCGGTGGGTTCTGGAAGCATATCGGCAACTGCTCGCTGCAAGGCATCAACTACATCGCCCGCAGCGCCGAGCTTGCAATCGTACTCGGCAAAAGTCGCGGGCTCGGATTCGGCAAACAAGCCTGCTTCTGGATGCTGGAGCACGCATTCCTCAAGCTGAACATGAATCGTGTGTGGACAGGTACCGCATCCATAAATATCGGCATGAACAAAATTTGCCAATCACTCGGAATGAAGCAAGAAGCTGCTTGGGAGGATGGGATGTGGCTCAACGGGCAGTTTGAGACCATAAACGGGTATGGCATTACCAGAAAGCGCTGGGATGAGCTTAGATAATGCCTCGCAAACGAGCAGAAACACGCTTTTAAGCCGTTTTCATAGCTCGAACGAGGCTTTCTATAGACAAGGTCGGCAAAGTAGCTTAAATCGCGTTTTGGAGGGTTCATGAGCACTGAAATATACGAGAAAAACATGGTAGCAATCAAAGAAACCCACCCCGGACTTGCCGAGTGGTTGGAGAAGGGTGCAACCGAGGATTGGATACGGAATGAGGGTGATCAGCTCTGGATAACCGAGAATGGGCGACCACTACCGGTATACGATGTGACCGACCCATTCAAAGATGCACAGTGCGTTGCTGACATGGTTCGCTCCGATAAAGAGACAGTCACTGTATTCATAGGCGTGGGCCTCGGTCATGCGTTGAATTTACTTCTCAAGAAAATGGAAAAAGGGCATCATGTGATTGCAGTTGAGCCTATATCTCATATGCTGAGATTGATGTTTGCACAATATGATTTGTCCGAGTATATCAAAAATCAATCGCTACTCATTGCTCCCGGTAAAGCCGAAGTTGACTTCCTCCTTTCGCTCATGGAGGGTTCAAAGGTAGTTGAGGACTGGGGAGTGTTGATCGAACTCATCACTCGCACTCGACCGGAATACTGGAAGCTGAGCACGTACACAATTGAGTCGCTCAACGCAATCCAGTGCAATACTGGGACTGTGGTGAGCGCCGGAGCTAAGATTGCTGATAATGACATCGCCACCCTACCATATGTCATCCGCCATCGAGGAGTAAACGACCTCAAGGATTTATTCAAGGGAAAGCCTGCAGTGATGGTTGGCACAGGTCCAGCTCTCAATCGCAACATCCATCTGCTCAAAGAGACACAAGACAAGGTTATTATTGTTGCAGTAGCACAGGCACTCCGACCTCTTCTCGCCTATGGCATCACACCAGACTTCATTTGTACAGTAGATTTCGGTGAAGTAAATATGACCCACCTCGCAGGACTGATGGACGAGACCGTACCGCTGGTCACTATCAACAAGACGTACGCACCTATACTCAAGGCGTACAAGGGTCCGAAGTTCATTAGCGCGTCAATCAATCAGGGATATGACGAAACTGCTCACGGTATCTTGAAAGATAAAGGTGAGCTGGCACAGGGCGGCTCGGTCGCTCATATGGCGTACTCGCTCTGCGCTCATATGGGATGCTCGCCTGTGATGTTCGTCGGAATGAACCTAGCCCTCGGCACGACCAGCCATTTCATGCAAGCGGATAGTGCTGGTCACATTACTGTGGTTGACGGTCAGATCAAATGGGTGGTTGACGATCCGCGAAGCAAGACGCTTCACGCCCGCACCGACATCGGCATGGGGCCTGAGACCTATGTTGCAGGGTGGTGGGGTGATTCAGTGCTCACGAACACAGGGTTGATGACGTTTATCACAGCGTTTGAGCGACTCATTGAAGCGTTCAAAGATACCGAGACTATCGACTGTACGGAGGGTGGCGCGAGGAAGCGCGGGGCCAAGCGTATGTTCCTGTCAGATGCCCTTGCTAAACATGCCATTGCACCAATAGACAAATCAGTGCTCAAGCCTCTGCTCAATCTCGACCCGAATGCCGACGCGACCATTCAGCGATTGCTCCCGCTGCTCACTACTGACTTGAAACTGCTCAAGCTCATTATCGAGCACGCTGAACTGGGACTCAAGACCGTGATGAAATTGAGGAACACGACCAGTCAGAAAAAGCTGATGAAGCTATTTCACGAAAATGCTAAACACAGCACGGTGGCGTATGAAGCCGCTAAGCGTATGCCGACAGTATCGCTTGCCATATACGGAGCAAGCCGAGCTATTCAGGGACGGGCGCTCAACGTGGAGGCTGATGCGCAGTTGCTTGCCACCAAGAAGTTTAAGAAGGAGCGAGACATCAGGCTTGACCGCAACGAGATAATCCTGAAGGCCGCTCGTGATGCCGCAAAGGACCTGAAAGCAACTTACGAGGAGACTCGCAATACGCTCATTGAGTACGGTCAGGGGAAGTCCGGAATACTCGATTCGATTGGCGATCCCGATGCACCGAGCTTAGATGACGCTGAGCACTATTTGAGCACAGGTGCATTCGCCAAACCATATCTTGAAGCGTGTCGGACAATGAAACAAGCACCTCGACCCGATGCTTTGATCATGAAACATGCTGCCGATATAATTGATAGGTCAATTATCATGCGTACGGATGCAATTGAGAAGGCAAAGGACGTTTACGAGGTTGATCTATCTCTCAATCGCAATAAAATCCCGGAGTATCTCGACCTCATAGACGAAGCACTTGAGCTTGGACGCGATGGTAAAAAGTTCAGCGAGGCGATGGAGTTGCTGAAGAAGGCAAAGGAGTTAATTCCTACCCGTCAAGAAGCTCGCTGGGGCATCGCATCGGCATATAACATGCTTGATAATTTGGTCCTGGCGGCGGCTGAGTACAAGTCGTTGGTGGAGGATTTTCAGGAAGTCCATCGCTTTAAGTTCGAGTACGGCCAGGTACTCGTCAAGCTCTGGGCTGACAACGATCCTGTGGCTGACTTGCAGGAGGGATTGAAGTGGATAAGCGAAGCAATGTCCAACAGTACGGAGTTTGACCACTTCCTCCTAACCTATGCGTCCATCCTGAAACGTGCTGGGCTTGACGATAGGGCACATGAAGCGCTTGCTCAGTATATAGAGAAGTTTCCGCATGACAACGGAGCTGTCTGGGATGAGTTGTAAATTATTTTCAAATCGTCATAACTAAACGACGTGAGTCTAGTATAATAAGTCAAGAAGGTAAATAATTCACGGGAGGATAAAAATGTTACATTCTGTTATGTTGAAGAACGAAGACGGAAGTGAAGCTGAATATATCAGGAAGGACTTGATAAAGGAGCAGCCCGAAATGAGCGCGGATTATTACATCGTGCGCACTAACTCAGCTGGTGTGTTCTTCGGGCACATCAAGTCCCGCAACGGGAAAGAAGTTGAGATGACAAATGCTCGGCGGTTGTGGATGTGGGCAGGTGCGGCAAGTCTCTCACAGCTTGCGATGGAAGGGACGAGTAAACCGAAAGAGTGCAAATTTCCGGTTGCGGTTGCTGAGTTGATTTTAACGGAAGTGATCGAAATCGACAAATGCTCTGCAAAGGCTGTAAAATCAATCAACGGGGTTGAGATATGGAAACAGTAACGTCTAGCGATGGCTATGGCTCTGGCTATGGCGATGGCTCTGGCTATGGCGATGGCTATGGCGATGGCTCTGGCTCTAGCGATGGCTATGGCTATGGCTCTGGCTCTGGCTCTGGCTCTGGCTATGGCGATGGCTCTGGCTATGGCCATGGCTCTGGCTATGGCTATGGCTATGGCTATGGCTCTGGCGATGGCTATGGCTATGGCTATGGCTCTGGCTATGGTCAAGGATAGACTATGCGAATACTCATCGTAGTGATATTCGTCTGCGTAGCACTCGTGCTGCGGGAGGAGTGCGTGGGCGGGTGAGAGGGCTGTGAAATGAGAGTTTTGTTGATAGCGATTATGCTAATTGCAGGATGCGGGCAGCAAGACAACACGCCGCACGGATGGAATGCTATACTGTGGGAGGGGTATGCAAGTCAGGACGCCGCGCTTACCGAGCAGGTGGCAAGCGTGCAGGCGTGTATGAAAGAGTACGGGTACGCCCGTGAGGGCGACCCGTACTTTGTTATTGTAGATACTCTGTTCTGGTGTAATGAAAATAATCCAAACACTTATGGATGTATCTATGCAGATATATTATTTGTATCAATCGATACTCAAGTCCAGTCACCAATCTATACTCATGATCTCATACCTCTGTATTCTCTCGCAGTAAATCACGAAATAGTACATTGGATAACTGGCAAATTGGACGCTGATCATAAAACAGATTATTTACACAAATGCAGTTCTATATAAATCAAGGGTGGTAACTTTTTCCAAATCCATTCGATCCCGCACTACCGACGAATGATCCTGACCCTGCCGAGCCACCTACCGCAGAGATTGAAATTGACGGCGTATTTTTCGATACGGTTATAGCAACGCCTCCCCCTCCTCCTCCTCCTCCGGCACCACTCGTAGAGCTACCACCATATCCACCATTAGAATTAACTGATCCTGCACCTAATATCGAAGGGGCAACAATCAATATAAAAGAACCACCTCCACCCCCACCGCCTCCACTTGGACCACCGAGTCCGGCCGTCGGACTTCCCCCACCGCCTCCTCCTCCTCCGAATAAAACATTCATTGAAATAAAATTACATATTGTCCATTCTGTAACGTTCACTAAACTACCACCGGGCTGACCACATGATCCCAAATTAGAACCGCCACTTCCTCCCATGATTCCCGCATGGAATCGTAAAAGTAGTGGGTTTGTTTTTCCTGAACCAGCGGTTCCGCCGTTGTTGGTTCCCGAACCAGCAGACCAAAATCCACCAGCATTACCCGCATAATTAACAGATAGAGGAATCCCTCCACTTCCACCAGCTCCGTAACCTCCGGCACCACCCCCACCTCCACCATGACCCCCACTACCATAAGGAAGTCCGGCGGTTGATCCACTTGCCCCAACAGTTCCCGCACCGTTCACACTACCGTTGATCGTCGCCGTCCCCGTGCAGCGAATAATGAGAATGCCAGTTGAGCCCACGCTGAGCTGATGCGCACTCTGCAAGGTGAAGTCGGTGAAGTGATACTCGCCATCCATCACAGAGTTGCCGCCGCTGGTATATGCGCCGAGTCCGCCCGAACCTATGCTCAAGCCTATAGCTGGCACGTTGAAGAACCCACCACCGGAGACGGTAGCGAAGATGCTGTCACGGAGCTGAGTGTTGACATTGGCGTCGGGCACAAGTCCCGCACCCTCGATCACAGCCATTATCTCTTCCTGCACACCGTTCAGGAAACCCTCTTCAACGCACGTCCCAGGAGGTCCGTCTGTAAACTTGCGCTTGCCGCCCACGTTGATATTATTCGCACCGTTTGTTCTATCCATTCAGCTCACCTCTTGCAAGAAATGCCGAGCACCTATGCGAGCGTACCCGGCTGTATTTGCTTATGCAGACGTCACGCCCCACATAGGCTCAAAGCGCCACTTGTAGCTCGTCAGTCCGCCATCCCCGACAGCACTCAGCTCGACGCATCCGACAACCACGTTGCTCGCCACCGCTGCCGATGCAATGCTACCTGTGACCCCGGAGCCGAGATAGACGTATCCGCCTATGCGTGCGCTCAATGCAAGCGATGCGCTCATATTGAATACCAACCCTCTGCGCAGGATTTGAGCCTGTGATTCCATCGAGGCATAGTTACCGCCAGCTACTCCCAGAACACCTGCGTGATCGGCTGTAGCGCTTGCACCTGCGGGTTTCCAGCCACTCGGTGTCAAGAACAGTACTCGCCCGAAGCTGATACCTTGCGATGCGATGATCTGCGAATACTGAATCCACCCACGGATCGACTGATCTGTGGTGAGTGCATCAGCAGAAGGCTGAGCCCAGAAGTCACCCGTGTTGACAAATTCGGTGTTCATCACCGTGACCATGAAGTCCCTGAAATCCTGAGCGGAAATGTTACCCACTGCATTGTCTGCCATGAGTGCGAGCAGTGCTGCCCTTGTTCTTTGTGTATCCGGCATCTTACTACCTCCTTTTAATATCCAAAATATTGACCGCCTGGTTTTGCAAACGCATCAGCGAATGCAACTGAATCGAATCCGCCTCCATAATTCACATCAAACGCATTGTCAAATTCTAAGCTGAATGCTCCGCCAAGCAAGCTCACTGCAGGCATTGCGTAAAACGCGTTGCTGAATGCGTTGCTGAATGGCGGTCCAGTCATCAGTACTATAACCACCGTATGTGCCGGTTTATAACGATTGACGAGACATTCCAAATCCCATCCGTCTTGCAGCGGCTTCGTCAAGTCATATGTCCATTTGAGCGTCCAGTAAAATATTGTCTCCTGGTCGCCGCACGGATCGCCACTTACTCCGAGCCCGCACCAGAACGGAGTGTATTCGGTTATTGTCACACCTGTATAGCCAAGCGATTCGGCAAGAGCTATGTAATAATTCGGACGCAACCCACCGAGTGATTTGAGTTTGGTGTTCAGCGTTGCTCTGCGTTCAGCCGTTGTGTATGTCGACGGGTCGATGCACCCGTCAGGCAACCCAAACTCGGTCTCAAACTCTTCAAGTAGTTCGGTTGCTGTAAGCGTGCTTCGTTCGAGCAATAGAGCATCCACCCGCGCATCCACCCGCGCAAGTTCAACCGCTTTCCCTTGCACAAGCTCCTTCATCACCCCACTGTCTATGTTCCACGCACGTCCTCGCGGGAACAAAGAGCGTATCAGTCTATAGTATGAATTCCAGTCACGAGCCATTTAGTATGTGCTCCATGTGATTATGCCGCGTACAGCCAACTCATTATATAATAAGGTTACATCGGTCGCAGGAATGGTCACCTGGTGAACGGTTAAATCTGCGGAAGCTGCGATAGCTTGCCCAAGCTGTGACAGGTATATGACTCCATCTGGCACTCCATACTGATACAAATAATCATCAATGGCAGTCGTCACGGCTGCTTGCACTGCGGCCGTATTTGGCTTTATTTTGATGTTCATGTCAATATTTTTGAGAACTGGCGGACCAACAAACATTCCAGGAAGCATTGTGACCGCCACGCCCCATACCTGACCTTCGCTTCCTGTATGTTCAGTCAAATAAGATACCATCGACGTGACTTGAGATGCGGTTGGGGTGATCGGCAACTGAGCATCCAGCACAAAGTGAAGAGCCACTGTGCCCGCGCCTTGATATAGCGGATATGCCCATGCGCGAGTCACTCCATCGACCTCCAGCATCCAGTTGATGAGGTCGTGCTTCGCTCCTCCGTGCGGGGCTAGTTGCTTCCTCGCCAGTATACGAGCGCGATAATCGTCATCTATTTCAACATCAGCTCCGCCAACAAGTCCATTTGCATCCACCGTCGCAGTTGAGGTCAATCCTACAATAGGCGATTCAAATGTGAGCGTGATTCCGGCACTATCGTTTCCGGCCACTCCCGCTGTATCGCAAGTGACTGTCACGGTTGTATTTCCAGCGCCATCTAACGTTGCTATAGCATCCGTGGTATATCTATTGCCTGCGGTTGAATTGAGAGCGCTTCCCGCCGGGATGACCGTTGCGGGCGTGCCCGTACAGGCTATCGTTCCGAATGCCGCCACCGCAGCATTGCGAGGGAGCGCGTATTCAAGCCCAATTGTATCCAGCTTACCACCATCAGCATCAGCTGTTGCGGTCGTGGCAAACAGCTCCTTGCTCTGATTGTCGAGGTATCCGTAAAGTGAGTGCACAGCCCCTGCATACGCCCTTGCCATGATGAGCAGCACGGAGCGAAGAGCCAGCGTGAGCGAGCCTGTGATCTTCGATACGAAGTCCGCCGCTATGCGATCAATAATTTGCTGAAGTGTTGGTCTTGAAAATGCCATTATACAGTCGCCCTCCACTCTTGCTCAAACTTGTAATTCTCAGCCACTCCGCCAGGCTTGTATATCTGAACTTGATACGCGAGAATAACCGTCCCGGAACGCGGAATTGGCTGAGCTTCTGTTATCACCACGATGCGTTCAGCAATACCCTCATCAGTCATCCATTTTAAAGCCTGCTCGATGTACTGCTTTGATTTAACGAGCACGACATCTGTGCTTTTCTCTCGTTCAATGAGCCACAGCTTCGACCCAACCGTATCGAGTTCCTTCTGGGTATTGGTCGAGTCACCCCACCAACCTCGTCGATCAGTGCTATTCAGGTCAGGAAGAGTCTCGTCATTTGACGCCCTCGCATCGGTGAACAAGCTCACTAGCACTGAAGTCAGAAGCGACTTCGACATGACGAGGTCATTTGTCTCTGTCGAGAAGTCAATCTCACATACCTGCAAATCCTGATTCCATACAAGGCTTAAATCGTTCGGCATCGGCTCACTCGCTCAGTACTCGGATAGTCGTACCGGCTTCTGGAAATCCGGGGTGGCGCATCTGTATGATGTTCATGTCAATGATCTCTTGGTCGCGAGCAATGTCACCGTACAGTCTCTGCGACAGTATGAGTGCTGGCTGAGGATCGCCAGGAATAACCACATTTTTTATCGGCGGCAAACTCGCACCCTTCTGAAGCAGCAAGTTTGTTATGAGTGGTCTGATACCTTCAATCGAAGCAATAAGATCGTCATTCTGCGAATGAGACCCTATATAATCCAGCACTCGGTCAATGGCTGCAATAAGCTCGTTCAGCATGGCTGTGGCTTGATCGTAGCTCGAATACTCCACAACCGAAGCGGCTCGTATAGCTTCGGCTAATCCACCAGCCATGTTTGCTTCAGTCATCGCATACTGCATAGCAAGCTCTTCCACACGACCGGGAGCCGTGTCGAGTGCTGCCGGTATAGGAATAATGGTGCTCGGCGTTTCACTCATCCTCAACGCAGCTTTAACTACAGAAGTGTCCGATGCGGAAAGCCCAGCACCGAACGAGGAGTAGGTGTTGAGAGTTGATTTTATCGCGGTGACAAATTGATCCGGGAAGCCGACAATAGCAACGAGGGCAGCTCGCAACTGGGCAAGGGTGGTCTGCGCAAAACTGGTCGCTCCCACCACATTGGTCTGGATATTCGTGAGGGTGGTGTATACATTATTGATCATGTTGGTCGCGCCCTGAATCGCAGCCGTTCCCATGAGCGCGTATTTCCTGACTTTATTTCTTGCATTTGCCATCTGGGTCAACAAGTCAGATACAGGATTGGTAGCTTTAACCACAATGAACGAAGCCGCAGTATCAACTTGGCTTGCGCTCGTAACCGCGCCGGATGCTGGCTGAGCGGATCGCCCCGCATCCACAAACGTAATGGTGAAGCGAGCAACCCCACCCTCGGCAAACGACTCATCAAGTTTATATTTTCCCTGAACGCCTACCTCACGGGCTATCTGACCGAAGAAGGGATGGACGAGTGTTCCCGGACCTTCCTGCTCCAGCACGAAGATGAGGTTGTCCCGCTCAGCGAAATAATCGAAGCTGTTTGCCGAATTAGCTATGACATACGCCTGTAACTGGTATGTGTTCGCTTCCTTGCCGAGGTCTTCCCAGTACGGAGTGTCGTCAAACGGATACTGGTGCAGCACGGATCGACGACCACCCTCGCTCGTGGTAGACATCACCTTGAATGGAACGTCCCTGAAGGTAGCATCCTTGAGCCGGTCGCGCCAGTTATTCCATTTAATATTAAGGGTCATGCTTTCGCCTTCACGTTTGCTGCGCTATCAGTTCCAGCAATCAGCTCAACACCGTCGGTCTTCATATCATTTGACTGTATTGTACCGTGTGTGGGAACGATCGTACTATGTTTATGACCGTTGAGTTTGGCGATTATAGTCTCAAGCGTCACGGGCGACCCACCCGTTCCATATAGATCGACACTCTTGCCTGCTGCTGGAATAAGTGCAATGGAGCCGTCGGCTTTCAGATGAATTGTCTGACCGAATTTGCTGTACACCATCACCTCGCCTGCGGTGAGTGTCTTGGGGCGGTGAGTCCGATTGTGAATGGCTGTAGCGGCACTCAAATTCCTGTTACCGCCAATGCTTGAAACAAGACATTCGTTTTCGGCATCGGTTGAATCGATTAAACTCTCAAATCCATAATTTTGCAATACATCAATCCCATCATATACGTCTTGCTGAAACAAAACAATCTGACACTTCAGCGTCTTATTATTGTTGTTCATAGCCGTCACAACAGCTCGACCGATCACGTTATATATACGTGACTTGATTGGGTTGAGCAATCGTGATAATGCATCCGTGTTCATTTATTTCAGCTCCCCAATTTATAACTACTTGCTGAGGTGGTGCCATCGGACATGGCTTTGATAGAATCGAGTTTGGCTTGGGCTTTCCATTTCTCAGGACTCACCAATTTCATATTTGATAATGTGCCCGCTGATGCCGATTGTACAAACTCAATCGAATTTATGAGAAGTGTTTGATCGATGCCACCGGGAATAAGACCAAACATCTCGTCGGTCACTTCCACCAGCATATTAATATCCCATAAGGCTCCCGATTTCTGTTTCCAGCCCTGAACGGAGTATCCATAATCACGACTCTTCCCGGCACGATACTTAGCTTCCCACTTTGCACGACTCTTCCCGCTTTTAAAGTCTCCGGCGGTTTCAACATTGAGAGCCATTGCGCGGAAACGACGAATACCATCATCTTTGAATTTATCAAAATATGACAGGTGTTTTCCGGCAGCAGTGTCTATGCTTTCTGAATAACCCTTGGTAAAGTAATATTGAAAGCGATCTTTATCAGACTGTTTCAGCGCCCCTCGAATCACATTCACGCCGCTTTCTATCTTATCAGTTGCTCGGTATTCTTTACCGTTATACGCACCCGCTTCGGTCACTAATAAATTTCCATCGGCCATTGCAATACCGACTGTGCCTTGTAGCTTCAATATCTTCATGATGATGTCGAATACACCATCGCCTCCCTGAAGAGTTTGCGGGCTAATGGCTTCATTCATGAGCGCCTTGACTTTTGGATCAACCACGAGGGTAATGCCGAACGGTTTGACGAGTGCTGCAATGATAGTGCGAGCACTGGATGCTTTCCAATGAAGCACAGTTCCGTCTGAAGCACTATCAACTATATCTGCAAGTTTATCGCGACCCGAAACATGCACTGTATGACTGGTTGCGTTGTAGTCAATGTCAATATCCTCGATATACCCTGTAGCGAGCAACTGACCGCCCATTGAAACGGAGCACACAGACCCCATCTGAATTTCCCACTCGGCTCGATTGAACGGGCGCTGCTGAGTACATGTAAAATCAAATGTGATAGACAGCGCATCCATCGAGCTGCTCACCCGTATTTCATCCCAGCCTTTATCAAACGGTTTACCGTTCACGTTCAATACGGCGCGATCAGTCACGCTCATGGCGTTGCCATCCATCCGGCATATGGGTTCATCTCGGTTGTCAAGTCCATATTTCCAGCGGTGGTCTTGGCTCCCTTTACAACGAGGCCTGGGTCGAGACCTACCTTCAGCTCGGACTTACTATTATTTCCACCCACACCTTTTGCAGCTTCTGGATGGAGCCAGTCATATATCTGTGCCCCTGCGGCACCTTCTTGTCCGCCGCTGAGTGCTGTTATGCCTTCGTTAATCCATCCTCCGACTTTCTTTCCTGCTTCCCAAGCAAGCATGATGGCTGCTGCTTTCAACGCCATCACTCCCAGCATCGCCGCCAGCGGTGCGAGTCCCGTGACTCCAGCAAGACCTACAGCTGGGAATGCTATTTTAAGCATTGCCAGAGTACCTACCATCGAACCGAGCGCCATTAATACAGGTCCAGCGATCGCGAGCAATCCACCCAGAGCCGCAACCGCGTATTTGAAAGATGTCGGTAAATGAGTGAAGTTTTCTAAAAGACTTTTTAATGCTTTTGCCAATGCGACAAATAGCGGCAACACAAGCTCGCCGAATTGAACCATGAGCGCACCGTACGTTTGATGTAATTGTTTAAGAGTGCTATCGAGGGTTTTATAAGTCATAGATGCACCCTTCGTATGATTATCCCCCTCTTTGGAAGCCTTATTCATCCCATTGGTAGCCATTGTCAAATCGTTGATAGCGTTCGCTCCTGTGAGCGCTGTTCTTAATGTACGAATACCACCCCATCCAATTTGCTTCACAATAACATCTGTCCTGATACCCTCTTCACTCATATTTTTGAGTCCTTCGAGAGTTTTCGCTAACGCAGCAGGTGCGTCTTTTTTAAATAAATCCATGAACACACCGGCGTCCATTTTAGACATGTCAGCAAACCATCCAAGATCCGACCCTGTTCCTTTTTTAACGGCCTCACCCATCTTATTCAAGATGGTCATCATAGCCGTGCTGCCTTCTTGACCAAACGATCCGGCCCATGCTGAAATTCCCATGAGCTGCTCTTTTGTGATTGGTGTAATGGCGGTCAAGCCTGACAACTCGCGAGTCATGCCCGCGATCTGCTCGGCTGAAGTGTTGAAATTATCAGAGCCCCAGTCGAGCATTGACGCCAGACTTTTGTAATCCTTTTCGGCTACATTCAACGCTTTGGCAAGATGCGTAAATTGCTTTGCACCCTCTTCGCCGCCAAAATTACCAGTAGCTGTATTCAGATCGGTCATCATCTGAGTAAAACCTTTAAGGTCACTCAGACGGGCACGACTACCAACCCCGGCAATGGCCATGAGCCCTTCGATCGGGGCTCCCGTTGCCATTGCGACATTTTCAAGTTCTTTAACAAGACTATGCAACTGATCTATGGTGCCGGGAACAGTTTGCCGTAAATTGACGAACGAACTCTCGATTTTACGAGACTCGTTCATTGCAAGAGTTGCAGCTCCCCCGATGGTTGTGGTGACAAAGGCCGTCATCGTCTTGCCGACATCGGTCAGACGTTTCCCGGCCTCACTCTGATGCTTACCTAGCTCCTTGAACTTGTTTCCAACTTTATCGAGCCCTGAGGTAAGTTCATCTTGTAGTTTTAGCAACCATGTGACTTGCTGTTCAGCCATTACTCTCCTCGGCTAACCACTGAATCCCTCGATGCCAAAAATCTAAATCATCCATCGTCATGTCCCCTATTGACTCAGGGGAGAAATGATACACGCGGGCGATACCCCAGACGATGCGCTCCCATTCTATTCCGGGTATCCCGCTGAGAAAGCCATCAAGTCCTTGCCTATCGCCGTGAGATCAACAAGGTCCATCTCTTCAACATCCTTGATCACCATTCCAGTAACCGAAGAAATGAGCGGAATAAAATCAGCAGGTTTCGGATCGCTACTGGGAAGGAACTTCAAATCCTTTCCTTTGAGTCGGCGAATCTCAACGCTTTCGATGGTAGCTGAAGCACCTCCGGGAGTTGAGGTTTTTATCGGGAATTGCAGTTTGATGGTTTTTGTAGCCGTTTCCATGAATCCTCCTTGGCAATTTAAGCCGTTTTCAATACAAGGGCTATAGAAACCCTCGTCCGCGCTCTCAAAGTGGCTAAAAAGCGGGTTTGCGCTCGTTTAAAGCGCTGTTTTAGGCGGTTGTCTCGGTCCAATACGGCCCGACAAACTCGATTTTCGTGTCACCCTCACCTGCGGTCACCGAAAGCGCTCCGACACAGGTGGCATTTGCCATCGTGTACACCTTGCCGCCGAGAGCTGCTCGCATGATGACTGTGCCATCTCCGTTGATCTTGCAGAGGTCGCTGAGGCGTACATCGTCGCGATCGGTAATGGATACCGTGAGCCGTGCAGCCTCGATGGTCTCCTTGTAGCCATGAATTCCCATGTCGCCGATGACCGGTTCACGCTTGACTGCAGGTTTGCCGGACTCGCCGATACCGGATGCCGAGGCTCCGTTCTTGTTCAGGAGTATGACGCCGTTGACGACCACTTCCACGCGCCCAGTAATTTTTGCCAATTGTCTACCTCCTTAAAGTAAGCGGGGCCGAAGCCCCGCATCTTGATTTACAGAATGAACTGAATTTGTCCTGCAAGTATCCGGAACTGGTTGATGAGGTCCGGAGGAAGGAGTACATTCACCCGGTTCATATCCACAGTATCACGCTCGACCCTGACGTTATTGGCGAAGTCATCCAAGTTCTCGATGAGTCCCGCATCCCTCAGCTGAGTGAAGAGCGCAATGATCTCCTGCTTGACTGTGCCAGGTGTTGCGATGAGCGACCCTGCCGGATATACGTTACCGTCATCAGCCAGCTTGAAGCGAGGCAGGATGAAGCGTGTCGCCATCCGATTCTTAAACTGGTACCGGATTTCAAGAATGGTGAACATGGTCTCAATGTCCAGATAGCTGGGATCAGCTAGGCCGAGTGCATTCGTGCGGTACGTGGTGATGCACCGCTCAATGTTCACATTGCCGCTTGCATCCACGATCCAGGTAGCGATGCCATCGAAGAGCATGATGTTCCGCTCGCTCTGGCTGAATCGGTTGCCGGACTGAATCGTCGGAGGGATAATCCCCTGAAGCGTGAGATAATGCAGCGGGCGAGCCGGGTCGTTATTCAGATTGAAGCTCGCAACCGCACCGAGTGCCGCTGCCCAGTTTTCAGGGTTGCTCGGACTGTCGTTCGCTCCGATGATTGTCTGGAACGGAGAGTTGCGAGTGAGGCCGAGGGTTGCGCAAGATGCAAGTGTTCCGCGTACTGCGGTGTATGCATGACCCTGCATATCCACCATCGGACCATAGCGCGTGTTCAGCTCGGTGGCGATGTCTGCCAGGTTCGTTGAATCGATGTACGGGTGGATGATATGGTGGAACTGGATTGCATCAGCCACTGCCCAGACGTCAGTGAATACCGGACTACCTGAACCTGTAGCGACCACGCTCAGATTCAATGTCATACCGGACGGAGTCACCTGACCGTCATAGAAGTTGAGCCTTGCGTCGAAGTAGTTACCCACCAAGCCGCTGTTCTGCGCGACGAGGTAGCCAATGCTCGCCGGGGAGGTATGCGACATGCGGAAACACAATGCTGAGTTTGCATTGATGTCGCTCGCCACGGCGCTCATCACCTGTCCGGTTGACCATCCGCTTGTAAGTGGCGTGTTGACTTGAACGCCGCCGAGCAGCAGACAGATTGTACCGCCCGTGCAAGTCCCCGTTGCGGTGAATGCAGCGGAAGCAGCTACGGTAGCCACACCAGCTTCGCTCAGTGCAATCGCCCACAATTCCGTCTGCGCATTGTTCTTCTTGAACGTGCGGCACATACGGTCGAGCAGCGATCCGTTACCGAAGTATCCGGCTGCCGTGTTCTCGTTGAATATCTGCTTGAGCGCGAGCTTGGCAGCCGAGCCTCCGCCTGATACCTGCTGACCGATGATGAGCACCTTGTGCGGGTTCGCCACCAGTCCTTTGATCGCCCGTGAGTTGTCAACTTCGACATAGACTGCCGGAGTCCGCAACGTCGTCGGGATGTTATTAAAAGATATTGCCATCTGTTACCTCCCTCTTTTCGTATTTGTGACGGACTCCACAGCCGTCTCAGCTGGCTCCTCAGTAGCAGCCGTTATTGTTTTATCCACTACCACAACCGAACCGTCAGCAATGCGCCTCGACCAGAATGTGTCGAGCGTGACTTCCATTCCCTCTGCCGGGATGGCAGTCTTCGTATCGAATGTCTGGATCGTCGCGCCAGCAATGGGCTTTACAAATACAGTACTCATAATCTCTCCTTTAACCAGCTGCGGTATCCAGCGTGTTCATGTCTTTAGCAAACGCATCGCCGAACTGGAACTCAGGACCAAACAGCTCAGTGACTGTCGGCGTGAGTAGGTTCGTGGGAAGTTGTGGAGCTGCTCCTTCAAGCGGCAGTACCGCTTGATCGAACACCGCATATTGAGTGTATACTTTCAAGAACTGGTCGGTGTACTGAGCGGCAAGAGCTTCATCCACCCCGTCAACATCGCTTGTGATGCGGGACTCGGCGACAAATTCAAATGAGTACCACAACCATGCGGGAGTTATATCTATAACTCGACCCCCGTTATAATACACAAGTGCAGCCGGTTGAGCTGTGCCGTCAGTTGCTTCCGGCATTGTCCATCCAAGTAATGCAGTCAGCAATTCTTTACGCACATCACCGTGAGCATCGTACGCCTTGAATCCGAGCTTGTCCGTGCTGGCGGTATCGTTCTTGATGGCTACAATAACACCGAAATTTTCAACAATTCTTTGATTGACGAAAGTATCGTTTTGATTCGGGCCTTTGACAGACTCGCTCAACGGTATGACAAATGCAGTCTCATTCTGAAGAGTGTATTCCTGAGCAAGTGCAAGTTCAACAGTACCTACGACCCGGTTGCCAAAGCGAGTATTACCTGCCCGTATTTTTAATGCCACTGCGCCTAGGTTCATATTACTCCTGCCTAAATTCCGCAGCTATGTCACGCAGAGTACGAGTCAATGCTGCATCGAGCTTCGGTTTGATCTTCAGTATCGCAGGTTCGAGCCATGGTCTCGGGGCCATGCGACGAGTACCATGTTCAAGGAAATACGGATAGGCTGGCTTGGTTATGTTACTACCAACCTCAACCTCAGCGTGACGAACGTCCATCACTATCGAACGAATCAGGTCGCCCGTATTAGGTCTTGGTGGGAACATCTCTTGCGATGCACGACGATATGCACCCTTACCTCGTTTATTCGTTCCTACCTTATACAGCTTAGCTGGAGAGTTTCGCATGGAAAGTACAACTTCGTTGCGAAACATAAGAGCATGTTCTTGAAGCACATCCATGCAGCGGGCATATGCAACTCGTCCGAGCACGCGTCGAGTATTCATGCTCATCTCTTCAAACGTAATCACACGGCCTGCATAATCCCGCAGCTCTGAAAGAATCGCATCGCTCATACCATCACCCCGCGACTTGTATCAAACGAGCCCATCTCTTTCGCGATCACTTCGATGAACTCATCCTGCTCCATGTTGTTTGCCGCAGTCAGTATGCGAAACAGCCTACCAATCGTTCCCTGATGCGTGCTGAGGAGGAAGATAAAATTATCAGCCTTCACAAACCCTGTTCCGTATACATCGACGCCCATCGGTATGCTGCGCCTGACTGTGAACTTGTGCGTGGGACCGTCCTCGACTTGCACTCCGCGTATATACTTAGCGGCATTCGCGCTCAACGGTTCGCATCCAGCCCATACCTTCGCGAGAACTTTGTACTGCTGAGTGTAGCTACCATCGCTCGCCGCAGTCTGCTCCTGCTGCATGAACTCGATTCTTCGACTGAGTTTATCAACGAGCCATGTCACGGTTAAATCCTTATTATCTTATACGGATCTAACATCATTTTAGCATCCGCTGGAGGCTCTGCCGCTGCTGCCTTGCCCCGCTGAGAGTACATTGCTGCCGCCCATACGAGCAGGCCAATCTTAATTGGTGCCGGGATCGCTGCACGCTGCTGTGTAAGCGTTGCACCTGAAATCCCATAGCCAGCCACGTAATCTATCTCAAACCCGTTCTTGTAGCGCTCCACGTTGATAGGCGGTACACTTCCACGCCGTATCACGAACTCCGCTTGGTCGCCATCGAGCCAATAGAATTGATCGAGAGGCCAGATTGCAGCCACCGAATCATCCTCGTACAGAGTGCGCACTTCCGTCACACTCACGAGAGGCGGCTTGATCAACGGTACTGGCAACGAAGATGTTGCAAGGAAGCGAGGGAGCATTGAGATGATCCCAGGAAAGAAGTCAAAGCGCATGGTGACAGTGCGCTGCATGAGCGACCTACCCATATATTCTTCAGCCGCCGAGGTTGCTGCCTGCACGAACATTTCAATGAGACTATCCTCATCCATGCTGTCGAGCCTGGCAAATGTCTTGACCTCATCGAGCGTGACAGGCATACCCGTGGGAGGCGTCTTGATGACGTATGTGAATCGCCACGGAAGTTCCTGCGGGTTGATAAGGCGGCTGTTAAAACTTGTGTCCGGGTAGGTCTCGTACAAGGACTACCTCCGCTTTGTCGCTTTCGCTTCTGCACCCTTTGCATCATCGGCAGCTTTGTCACGGTCGGCAATCGTCTCTTGCGCCATCTTGTTCTCAATCGCCGGGGTGAGCATCTTCTCCTCAACCTCAGCGCCAGGAAGCGTTGCCCAGCCGTTTGCGATGAAGAGCTTGAACAGTCGCTCGGTCGTAGTGTACGTCTTACCGGCTTCAAAGAACATCGAGCCGATGCCGTCGGGTGAGCCTGATCTTGTCTCCGTCATCACCATCGTGTTCGGTTGTGAACGTGCCATTTGTTTCTCCTTAAATACAGCGGGGCTGGCTGATCACCGATTCTCGCTCTGCTTATTTACGCAACGAGGAGGAGGCTCTTGCCAGTCCCGCCCTGATCAGTGTTACTAGCTGCGCTGCAATGCCACTCCGCCTACAGTACCTGCGCTCGTAGCAACCTGCCATGCGCCTGCGGTCTCGCAATAGAGCTGCACGAAGTTCGCCTGCGTGCTCATCGTGCCCGTGATATTCGAGATGGCGATACAAGACAGGTCAGACACGCCCAACAGAATAGACTGAACCACACCCGCTGCATTGCTGCCCGGTAGGATTGAGACGTTACTGAGAACGCCATCAAACCTGAGCAGGAGTATATTGCCTGGGGTTGCAACAGGCATCTTGACCGAGGTCGTTGCTGAAGGGTAATAAAAATTCACCACACCTGCGACCGCCGGAATCACACTGACTCCCTGAATTGCTGAAGCGAGCGTGAAGCTGGTGCGGGTCTGCATAAGCAAGCCCTTGAGCTGAGCCCCCGTGATGTCTATCCCATCCGCACCACCGCTCACATCACCCACGTTGAAGAAGCCTGTGGCTGCGACGAACAGGCGATTCGCGCCAATCTGTCTACCTACCCTTGCTGCATAGCTATCGAATAAACTCATTGAAGCCTCCTTCGTTAAAACTCTGGGGCTGTATGACCGGCAGCCCCGTTCCGGATATGCTCAGCGGGAGGCCGAGTTTAGGCGTCGAGGTTCGGGATCGTGACCGGCCAGTTCTCTGCGTGTCCCTTCATGGAGGTGATCGTGATGTGCGTGGAGCCTGCAATCATCGAGCCCACCGTGGAGATGTTCACACGAACGAACTGCTTGTTGCCGCGATAGCCGATCATGAACGGAACACCGCTGTAGGTGCTCGCCGTGATCGGTACGATGCCGCTGGTGCAAGCGCCGGAAGCCATGCGGATGAGGTCGATGCTGCCGCAGACTTCGTATGCGCCGATGGTACCCGCTGCCGATACATCCGCATGTTCAACGCGAGCATACCAGTACGAGGTTGCCGGAACTGCGGCGGTGCTGGTGTCGGTCATGTTCACGATGAAGGTAAGGCTGTCGTAGCCCTGTCTGTCAACGGTCACGCCGGTGTTGCTCTCTGCGGTGAGTCCTGCGACACCGCAGCCGTCAACACGTGCAAATTTGAAATAGGTAAACGTCTCACGAATATTCATGTTTCAAAATCCTCCTAAAAGTTTAAACATCCGGCGGCCCGAAAGCCGCCGGTTCATCTGTTACTAAGCGGAAATCACCATCAGCTTGATGGCCTGGAAGTTGACCACATCGCCGCCAACCCTGCGCCGAGTGTAGAACTCAACAAAGGGCTTCTTGGTGTAAGGGTCGCGCTGCACGGTGATGCCCTGCCGGTCAACGATGGTGTAAGCCTCGCGCCAGTCGCCGAGGGCCACGGAGAGCGCACCTGCGGTGATCGTCGGCATTGAGGTGCTCATGCGGAGCGGAAGACCAAGCAGGGTGGAAGGCTGACCTTCCGTGATGCCGGGTCTCCAGATGTACTGGCCGTCGCCGTCTTTGAGCTTCATCAGTTCAGCAACCGTGAGCCTGTTGACAAGCCAGGTGCCGCGCTGAAGGAGGTCTTCAACTAGCGAGTATTTCAGGGTGATGAGACCGTCGGTCGTGACCGCTGCGGCTGCACCGGAGTTGCGCTGCTCGATCTGGCCCATGGTGACGCCGCCGTCTCCCTTGGTGCCCGTGTAATCCGTATAGGTCAGGAAACCGCGAGGCTTGTTGATGCCGTTGCCTGCGACGAATGCGTTTGCTTCTGCCCGCCCGAACTTGTCGGCCACCTTCTTGGCGATCCACTCTTCGATGTTGATAGATGCATCGTCAACCTGCGACTGAGTGGCGTAGGGACGGCAGGACTGAACATGCACCGGGATGCGCTTCTTGCTCCACTGAGAGGTTGCGACTGTCGTGGTTGCAACAGTCTCACCTTCCCAGTCAACGCCGAACTGTCCGAGGTCTTCGAGCATTTCCAGCGCGTCCGTACCTATGGTCTCAACAGAGGCCAGCTGACGGATGGGGTCCATTTCCCAGATGCGCTCAACGATGCGCGAGGACGTCACCGGGGTCACGAGGATACCACCGTCCGGATCAGAGCCGGTCGTGAGGTACTTCACGCACTCAGGGGAGTGGATGGGGAGCTGCTTCTCGTCGATGCGGAGGTATGTGCTGAATGCCTTGCTGTAGTTGCGCAGGGCTTCAACGTCAACCATTGAATCGTCGATGCCGGTCTTGTTGAGCCGCTTCTGGCTGATGAGCTGGTGCGTGAGGAACATCTTTGCATCCGCGAACTCCTGACCCGCCTTGCCTTCAAGGTGTGATCCGCCTGCCGACATAAGCCGCTGCATCGCGACTTCCATGTCATCGGCACGCTTGGTGAAGGTCATGTCGAGCGCGTTCTGCCGAGTGATAATGTCCTCGGAGAGCTTGCTGATCTCTGCACGCTTCACTGCGTCCGGGCTGCCCTGATCCACTGCGCTCTGGAGCTTCTTGTAGTTCCGCTGCAACTCTTCAATCTGGCCCTTGACATTGGTGCCGAGGGTTTTGATCTCTGCGAGGACTGCTGCGTTTACTTCCGGCTCATTGCCGCTGTTACCGTTGTTGTCGCCATTGGCATCCTTGTACTCCATGGTAGGTTTGCCGAACGGCCTTGCGATCTGGTTCGATTTCATAGTTCCTCCTGTTTAAAAGTTTTCCCGAATTGAATTTTGTACAGCTGATAACGTGAGACCCGCATTCACATCTCTCAACGCCTTCAGAATGAGCGCCTGTTCGCCATTGGTTGAGTGTCTCGGTCTGGCTGCATCCCGCAAGCCTTCCTTCGCCACCTTCACAATGACCTTGGCTACCGACCGGGGAATGCTTGCCTCTCGCAAGGCATCCTCCAACTCACGCTCTGTCGTCGCTTCAAGTATGTGCTTGACACCAGTGACGGTTGACCGAGTGTTCATCGGAAACGTCACCAGCGATATTTCCCAAAGATTGACCTTCTTCAGCTCACGGGCCTTCGTCTTGCCCACCATGATGTCACCGCTGTCCACCGTGTTGTAGCCGATGGAGAGCCCTTTGATGCCACCCATCTTCATAACCTTATGAACTGGCACTCCGTCCGGGCAGGCGGTGGGCTCGATCATTCCTTCAACGTACAATCCTTTTTCGTCTTCGCGCACGAGGTTCCATGCACCGATAGGACAGCGCGGATCGTGTGACCAGAGCATCGCGATGCCATTGCCGCCGCGCCCGTTCATCTTGAGGGTGTCGGTAAAGCAGCCCTTGGCTATGACATCTCCACCTTGGTCGGGGTCGCCGCCAAACGTGCTGGCGTAGCCCTTGAAGAAGCCGTTATGGTTGACGTCTTCCTTCTTGATCTCTATTGAAAAGTCGAGAACTTCGTCCCGTTTCGTGGCGTACTTAGTCTGCATCTTCGCCTCCATATTACATTGTTGTCATTATATAGTCGTTTCGCGGAAGTACCGCGCTATTTAATAGATTTAATATAGTTTATTCTTCACTTTGCGAGACTTTACTGTGCGGGATTTAATGGTCTTATACTCCACCGCACCCGCGACAGGCTTCGGCTCGCGCTTGAATGTTCCGGTGAATAGATGATTGTAAATTCTCATTCGTATGCGCTCCTCATCCTGCTGAGTTGTTCCTGCTCACGTCTACGTGCTGCTGTCCTGTCCTCGCCGCGCCCAGTATGATATATCAGGATGCATCTACAGTTAATCACGTTCCCAGCACTTCCTTTTGGATCGCCAGGAAATTGCAACTCTTCACCGTTCACATCAAACGCCTCATCCATCCCGCGCACCTGCCCATGAGCCTTCCTGTGGCTGCTACGCACGCGCTCGTCTGCCATTGCTATCCACTCTCGCGTCAGCCCCGTCAGCCCCGTGGACTCGACCGCCGCCTGCGTAGCCGTGTTGCTCGCCGCATGGACTTCCGTCCTTGCAATCCTGACTGCTCGCTTGAAATTGATGTCCTGATTTGTTGAGCTCCAGATATCCTCAGCAATAAGATTAACACTCTTCCCGTCAGCCTTACCCAGCTCAACGATGGCGCGGATGTTTGCCTTAGTAGTATCGTTCACCCATGCAACCTTCTGAGCCACCTTCTTCCGCACATATCCGAAGAACCGCGCCCAGAACTCGTCCTTCATTCCCTTGTACTCAAGTATGCTTTCTGTAGCCTTCGCGTTTTTCAGCGACTGGTCAACAATGCCGTAGAATGTCTCGGCGGCTCGCGTGTACTCCTCGGCGAATATCCGGCGAAGCTGTCCGGTGAAGGAGTCTATTACCGCGTCTACATCATTGCCTCGCGCAACCGCACGGCTTGCTGCCGCATACTGCTGGTTAAGCAAGGTGCGTACTCGCTTGCGGAAGTTGCGCTCAAGCGTGTCCTGTCGCCTGTTGATGGCAACTTGGGCGCGGGCTTGAGCGGCTGGGCGTTTGACGTTGAAGATCACGGTTTACTATCAACCTCTTTTATTTTTATAAGAAGCTCTTTTGATTCCTCATCCCCGCTAAATGCTGCTTGAATCAGATCGTCCATATTTATCGGAATAGTCATAAGCCCGTCCCTTTCCAAAACGTAACTAACTCATTCGGCATATCCTTTCCTATTTTATATCTTGCAAACGACTCGGCGAAAGACTCTCCGTCATGTTGCTTTTTAGGGTATGCCTTTTGATACTGTGGTTCCGTCAAAGAAGAAAAATGGACACCCAAACCTTGTGCGCTAAATCGCTTAAATATATCCTTATGACTCACAAGTTGCATCCTATGACCAAATTCATGAAGTAACGAAGCCTCTTTATCAACAGGAGATTTATTCAACCACGCCTGTTGTGTCATTATCTCATCTGAAACATACCCTCGCTGTTTACTTGGAGCGATGTACGTGGCTGTTCCAAGTGGAGTAAAGTCACCGCTTGTTATATAAAGCGCGTTTAATCCGTCGGCAGCTCCTTTCGGAAGTTTATCAAGTACCGAATTAACAACTGCACGATTTTCTTTTATTAAATCCACATCGACACTTCCCTGCGGTGCAAAAGATATAGCCTTTATTCCACGATAATTTTCTTCTTTTCTATTTTCAGAAACTATTGCACTGTCTCCGCTCCCGCTACCCTCCCCAAACCGACCACCCTCACCGCGAGGATGCTTCGCTGGATCGAAGTCCTTGCGCTCAGGTGACCAGGTACGCTGCACTTTCGCTATCCACTTCTCTTCCTTTTCATACGGAGTCAATCCCATCACGCGGCTCCTGCGCCTATCGTCGGCGGCGTATTCTCAAATACATCCACATTGCGATGCTTGCAGCCCTTGCACTCCGACGGCGTGAGCAGTTGCGGCGGGATCTTGCGCTCGTCGGTCGTCAACGATTGCGTACCCGCGTTCACCCGCTGGCTGTAAGACATTGCCTTCTTCGGTGGCTTGCCTGTGGCGAGCGCCTGCCCGGTCGCGTGCTGGCAGATGCGAGCTGCGGAGGCTTCGCCGTGTGAGAGCTTCAATTTTTGATAGCAGGAGTCAACAGCTGTTCCGGTCGGCATAGTTATCACCTCTTAGCCGAATTTGCAGCGGAAGTATGCATATCAAATGCACGCAGATGACGAGCTGCTTCATCGCTATGATGCCTATTATCACTTTCTGGATGTGCATAATAGGCTTCTTCGTGAGCGTTTTGAGCGTGACGATGGGCCGCAGCTGCAATTGTATGTGCTTGTCGAGTGTTTACCTTATTTGCAGCAACTGTCCATTTATCAGCATGTTCAGATGAACTTTCAGCACGACGACCACTCCCTGGCCCACCTTTGATTTGCGTAGGCATCAACTTTTCATCTGCTGTCAATTTCATTCGCATCGTTCAGTCTCCTATCCTCGGCTCGCCAACCTCACCCTTCTTGCCGAGCAGCGTGATTAGTATATTGTGGTGCTCCTGCTCCTCAAGAATGATCTCGCGAAACATGAGCGCTGTCTCGTGGTCGTTGTCTTCCTTCGCCTGCGCAATCACATCCATGTACAGCGCGATCGTATCCTCCTCGGCAGTCACATCAATAGCGAGCATCGCCGGGATTGTGCCGCCGACATATATCGGATTTGGCTTCGTGGTCGGGATGCCGCCGAGGTAGTTGAGACGCTCGGCAATCTGCTCGGCGTGCTTCATCTCGCTCATTGCAATGCCGCGAATGGCGGGGCCGACGGATTCGGCTTCGAGTCCAACCATGACCACGTGCTGCCACATGTACTGAATTGCCGCCTGCATTTCGCCAGCTATGGCGCGTTGCAGGAGGTCTGTGAGCTTCTCGCTTGCTTTGGGTGTCATGGGTTAGCACTCCTCGCCGCTTGTGCATGGTGACTCGCAAGTTGAATGTGAGCTGCTGCTAATCCTGGAATTTTAGTAAGCCTCTGTGACTGAGCCGCAGCCAGATTCAGAGATTGCGCACGTAAATGAGAACGTTTATCACCATTAGAGACAGCTCGTTGTGACTCCTCAACTGCGTCGATTGATTCCGAGGGAACGATAGTTCTCCCTCTGTGTAAAGATTGGATTTTAGACACAGATGACTGCAATCTTTCATGCAACTCCTGTGCATTTCTTGGCGAAGGAATACCAAATCTTAAACTATCCTGTTGTTGCACAGAATCGTCGGTGTGATCGCGACCAGTTTGATGGCCACGGATACCCGAACCAGGCCCACCCTTTATCTGCACCGACATCATCATCTCGTCTGCTGTTAATTTCTGTCTCACTCTATTCCTCCTCGCCGGGCTTCGGCTTCTTGGGCGGTACTTCCTCACCTCTATCCTCTTCATCAGTCGGTGCTGGCTCTGCTCCAAAGTCACCGCCATCAAACCCACCTATATCCGGCGCAGGCGGCTCCTCGCCCAGCGGCATCATGCTGGCGTTCTGATAAATCTTATCTGCGGGATCCGCACTCTCGTCATCCTCATCCGGCTTGATCTCACCATACTTCTCGAAGCCGCACATCTCGCGCTTCTCGTTGATTGTGAGGAAGTCACTCTTCTCAGCCTTCTCGAACTGCTCCTTGCGCCGAGGCTCCAGCGCGGGCAGGCTGTCATAGTCAGGCATGAGCCGCATCCTATCCTTCACGTCGAACAACCACGAGCTGAGCCCGCCGCCGAATCGCTTAGCGTACCAGAACACGGTTGACTCCCAGAATGCGAGCTTAGCCTCGGCGTAATTGCTGTACGTATTGTCGCCGGGAATACCAAGCAGCATTGGAGGTACACCGAAGCCGAGCGCAATACGACGCGCCAGCTCCCGGTTACCCTCAATATAATCCATCTCCGTCGGGCTCCAGCCATACGGCTCGACCTTGGCGTTCTTGCCTTCGATGATTAGATGCTTGCCTGTGTTCTTTGGCCCACCGTACTTGTCTTTCAGCTTTTTCTCTAATCTGTTGTACTCGGTATCGCCTATCGCCCCGTCGAAGATGAAAAGCATCCCCGGTCTGCCACTGTTCTGGAGGAGGTTTTTGTTCCATTCCATTGCCTCATTACTCGTGTCAATCTCTCTGCTTGTGGGTTCCACAGGACCCGCACCATACCAATCGTTGAGCGGGTTGAAGAAGCGCATATGCCAGATGTCAGATTTGCCTGTGAGCGGATTCACCTTCCATTCAACCTCGCGCCCACTCGGGCCAACATACTTGTACAGCTCGCGCAGACCTGTGTTCGGGTTCGCCTTCACTGTCATGCGGTCCGGGCGATGGCTCCACAGCTCCCGAGGAATGCCAGAATTGGGACCACTCGTCGGCCCTATGCGCTCCATGTACGCGTTGCCGGAGATGACACCGAACGCGACGTGACGATAGACAAGCTCACCCCATGACTGCTCAGGGTTCGGTTGAAACATGAGGTCAAGCATGAAGTGGTCATCTACATCCTGTACCTCACCGTTCTTTTTCCACTGCTTGATCTTCCACTCGATAGACTCAACCGAGCGAGCAATCTCATCGATGCAGCGGTAGGCGACGACGTTCGTGAGATAGGCTTCCTTCGCAAACGTGTCATACCGTTTGTTCTTCCATATAGCACCGTCACCGCCCGCGATCATCACCTGCGTGGTTTTGCTCGCCTTGGTTGACCAGTCGGCGATAGTCTCCATCATTTTGGATCTTATTCCGTCGAACATGGTCACCTCATCCAGTTGCTTCGCGCTCTTCGACAATAATCTTGGCGATGGTGTTGCGCGGAAGGGTATATTTAAGTCCTGCGTTGGTCAGAAACTCAAACGACGATGCATACTCGCCGACAGTTATGGTATCCGCGATTGCCCATCGGTACTCAGCTTCGCCATTCAAAGCATCCGTGATTGTGGCAGCGGCGCTCACAAGCACGGAGCCTGTCGACATGAGCTTCATGCGAAATGTAATTGCAGCGACATCGCTCAACGTCACCACGCCAGTCTCGTCACGCACTACGACACGATAGTATGGGAGCCGGTCGCCTTGACCTATGAAGAATGGTGCTATCATATTGGCTCCTTATCAGATACTTGTGAATGTGTGATTTATAAAAATTTTAAGCGTGTCGGCTGCGGTCTTGTCAAACGCTGCTGCGAACTTAGCGTGGTTGATTGCCATGATCGGAGCCGCACTCACGCTGCATAGACATACATCGGCAATGCTCACCTGCGAAGTTGCTGCCGTGGCTGTATAGGTCACGCGCCAGCAAACGATGTTCGATCCAGCACCTGTGTTATCAGCATCCGTATCGGACAGCATCGGGTATCCTACATCGAGAGACTGAAAGCAGCTTGCGAAGGAAACGCTCGCAATATCTGCATCGGTACTTGCTGGCGTGATGAGTCCAACGGAGCCGAGACCAATCTTCATGCCGAGCACCTGAATACCTGATGCCGCAAGTGCGCCGCGTGCTGCATACCATCTGTTGCCAGAGCCGGTCACGATGTTCTTACCTTCAAACGTGCGTCTCCGACCATTTGCGTCGATGAGAACGGCAAGCACTTGACCGGCTACTCCTACTTCGTCGAAAAATCCATTGTCATGTCTGATGTCCATTTGAGCCCTCCTGTTTTGCATTATAATCGAATAAACGCGTTTTAAGGCGTTTCTTTATTCCAGCCCATAGAAAGCCTCATCCTCGGCTTAAAAACGCGTAAAAAGCGGCTCTACGCGTCGTACAAACGCCTTTATAGCCTCTTTCACACCTCGCTTTTCGGCAATCACGGTCTTTTTGCCATCCGATACTCGTGTGAGTATAGCACTCACCGTTTCTCGACCACCCAAGCGATCGTCAGGTCCGTTACTTGTCGACATCGAATTGCCTCCTCTTCTCAATAAAAGTCATCACCCTCGAGCTGGTATCATTCCACATTGTGCGGAGCTGATAGGCTGCTGCAATCTTAAAAAACACCAATCCATCTCGCACATCAACAGCTTCGTTAATCACCTTTACAAGAATGCTACCGACAATTGCTTGCCAATATGAGATTGTTTCAGTTACACGAAGCGTCTCGCTCACAATTTTAAACAATCTACGCATACGAGAGGATACATCTGTCAATCGCAACGTCTCTGCGATAGTTCTCCGCAAGGTTCGCACCGTCATTCGAGTCTCGACGAACTGTAAACTCTCGGCAATCTTGCGTCGAATCGTCATTGCCTTGATGATGCTCTCGCTGTGAGGTAATATCTCAGCAACGATGCGTCGTAAAGTGAACACTCGTCGTGTAGTCTCAACAAAAGCCAGCGACTCAGTTAGAATTTTCTTGAGCAGGCGCTGTAATGTCGTGCGAGTAGCATCCACGAGCTGTAATGTATCTGCAACAGCTCTGCGCATTGTCATCGGTCTGCGTAACGTCTCGCTGTGCGGCAAGGTCTCGGCTATATATCTACGCAACGTAAACACTCTGCGAGTTGCCTCGGTCAAACTTAGCGCCTCGCTCAGTATCTTGATGAGTACGAGCGCAACAATTGCTTTCACATATACCAATGCATCGGTTATCTGTAATGTCTCCGCAATCTTGCGCACCATTGCACGAACTGCCCGTACAGTCTCGCTATGAGGTAACGTCTCCGTGATGATTCTCCGAAGAGTGCGAGGGGTCCGTGTTGTCTCGCTATGCGGCAAGGTTTCGGATATCAACCGTCTGAGCGTACGAACAATCCTCGTCGCTTCACTATGAGGAAGCGTCTCCGCGATTGACCGACGGAGGGTTCGCGGTCTATACGTTGCTTCGCTCAACGCCATGCTCTCTGCAAAGGATCTTCGCAAGACCATAGGTTTGAATCGCGCTTCGACAAACACTAGCGACTCGGCAAGGATCTTCTTGAGAGCAAGACCTCCTGTCTTGATGTAAGACATAGTCTCCGTCAGCCGCAAGGTCTCATTGATGAGCTTGACGACTGCCGGAGGTGCTGGTGTTAATCTTGAAAGCAGTAAACTCAATCAATTACTCCCAGAATCCATTGACGAAGATGCTGTGCCAGATGCTACCTTGCTGCGTTGTATAGTTGAGAGGCTTCATCATTACCACTGCCCACTCACCAGGGTTCAGCGGGATAGGCGGATCGATGGGCTTGTATAACCCAGCAGGCGATCCTACCGTGCCTGCAATCGTGCCAGACGGGAAGTTCTGGAAGCCGATCGGCATACGACGATACGCCTTCATCGCAGATGCATCAGCAAGATTCAGTGTGATTGACCAACCTCCCATGCCGAGTGCATATGCCATGACGTATCCGCCCGCGCTCAATACTGAACCGGCTGCAAGACTGTTAAACATTGTATCCAGCCCTATGCCAGTGCAATGGAATGTGCGACCTGTAATGAGACTTGTTGGCACAGGGTTCTGATAGCCCATAATGGTGTAGTCTGTACCGATGGCTAGTGCCGATGCAGGGGTCATATATAAGCCGCCGAGACCGGACGGGCCTGCAATCGTTGTGGCTGTAGGCGTTGTGACTGAAATAGGTACAGCGCTCACCGGATAATATGCGTTCGTGCCTTGCGCAAGCGCATTGGTATGACCTGGCTGCGGATTCCATCCGAAGTATCCGCTGCCTGCAAGCTGCTCGCGCCACGGTTTTGCTCCACCCACGTCTTGCAACGCGACCGCATATCCTGCCACCTTCACGCTCAGTGCTGCACTCGCTGCGCCGCCGATGATTTGATGGCGAATGGCGAAGGGTGCGACCGCCGAGCGGAACGGGTTGCCTTCTGCCGCCGGTCGGGCGATTTCGGCGTACATCACATCGTTGATCCAGAACTCCACCTCAGCATCGTGCATCACGATACGGAAGTTGTATACCTGATTGAGAACTGGTGTGAATGGGAACACCCCTGAAGTCTGTTCAGCTCCATTGACATTCGTAACACCCTGCATTCCAGCACTCGTCACTCGAAAATACACACCGTCTGTGGGTGCATTCGGGAGTGCCACAGGAGCTAGGAAGAAGCCTATGTCAATTGTGGTGTTCGTGACCCATGTATTCGTGAAGGCACACTCGATCTCAGCCCACAGCGAACTCATCTGATAAAGCGGGAAGTGCTTGTATGTCTGCCACAGTATACCTGTGGTTACGGTTGTAATGCCGCCGCCATTGGTGGTCATGAAGCCTCCACCGTAGGTCACGGTCATCGTCGTGTTTGAAATTTTGTGCTTGCCGGTGTTCTGCGCAGCGTAGATGAATCGCTCATCGTCAAGCAAAGCATCCATGCCTACGCGCAGGCGATGATTCTCACTCGTGCGCGGAGTCATCATATACCTCGTACCTGTGATGGTTCCTGCATCACGTTCTAACGCCAGCACAGCAAAGCCAGCCTTGGTATTATCCAACGGGCCGGTTGCTACCAGCTGATTGTTCAAATCGACTTCTGCTTCGCGTCCACTTGTGCCTGCTATTTTTACTCCTGACATATCATACCTCCCTTAATTCCAAACCCATCGAATTTTGAATGTGCCGAGCAGTGCGCCCTCGCTCATCGCCCGTATTGTGAAGCCTACTCCAGCGGCGACAGTCACAATTGTAGGCTGGACGATGAGAGCTGCAAGTGCATGTGCCTCGGTTGAGTTGTCTGCGGTACTGTCTGCTCCCATGATCCACGCCTCAACATCGCTACCCGCCAGAATTGCCGCTTGACCCGTAACGTCGACTGTTGGGCACGAGTCGTATGTGTATGGGTTCGCGAACGATGTACTGAATGATCTATCGAATGCGAGACCGTTGCCGTTGAAACTTACAGTTGCTGATCCGGTTGCGCCCATTACACGCCTCCCAGAGTGACCGCTGTCCTATTGCCAAGAACGTCAACCACACCTATGACCGCATCACGCGTGTCGGACAAATCGCGATAGGTGATGAGCACTGTGCCTGCGCCGCTGCTCTTGCCTGCGAGCGTTGCCGCAACAATCTTTATGTGGTCGTTAGCGGTGTCGTTGTTAATCGCCCAATCCTCAGTCGCAATGATAACATCGTTCGCAGGGTTAGGAGTAGCTCCGGCTTGTGCATAATAAAAATTAGTTACTTCGCAATTTGCCCACACGGCCTGAACTTCGGCACGCTCGTACAATCCCTTGATGACTGCGTGCTCGGTTAACACGAGGTACGGAGTAGCTGGTGCTGCTGAGAACACACCATCGCTTCCCACTAACCATCCATCAGATCGGCGGCGGGTGATCACGTATGCACTTGCTCCAGGGCGACTCGCTACACTATAAGGCTTGCTTGCCATGATGTCTCCTAATTCAAATACTCAACAACTGCTGTCGTATGGCCTTGCTCAACTATTATGCGTCCCACTAATATTGCGTGAGATGTTGCAAGTGGCGGGAGACTCGTTGGTGTCACAGCCGCACGAGCATCAATTAAATTTGCATAAGATGTCGTTGCGAGCATGAAATACATATGATCCTCATTCTCCACCCCGCGCCAAATGTACACGATGCCAAATGCACCACCGCCCAACGTCCCTATACCATCACCAGCAGCTATGTCATTATAGTGCAAATTGTCGAGTTGTGGCCAAAATGTTATACTCTTGCTAGCGGTCTCATTCACAAGAGCTTCGACAGTAGTGATGGTTGTATCGTTAAATGATTGTACTGTGAACGGTCCTGGATTAATCGCACTGTTCGTCTTGAACTTCGTGCCGTTGACCACACCACCTGCAACAAAGCCTCCTGCAGCGCGCACAATCGTATTGACGTCTTGAGTGAATACCAGCGGCGATGACGCCATGCCTTTACCGCTCGAATAATTCCAAACACCACCATAATACAGGCATGAGAATAACCGCGTGTCTACGGTTATTGCGGAGAGCAAATACTCATATGTACCTGTCCATACTTCTCCACCATCCAGATGAATATTGAGTCCCGTATCGACACTGAAATTGAGCAATACCGAAGTGTCGTGAGCATATCTATCAGCTTCAATGAGTCTTCGATGCGACATCTCCAACTCACCATGAGCGCGAAGCGGACTGAGCTGCGTATGAACTGAACTGCTGCCCGCTCGCTTGAACACTTCGCCGTACGGGAGAATGAGTGCTGAGTCGATGAGCGTCTCGTCGGTGATGACATCGAACGTGGGCGATCCACCATTGTACGAGATGACCACATAGTTGGGCACGTCATCGGTAATTGCGTGGGTCGTTATTCCAGCAACAGGCAGCGCAATGACCGCGCCATTGACCAAGAACGATGCGGTCGTTGCTGGTGCGGTGACTGTCCCGCCTGTCGTCGTGAGCGCCACAATCGTCTCAACTCCGGCGTGGTCGACCTGCCGATGAGCGCCTATCGTTGCCGCCAGTCCTGTATAACTCTTGCTCATGCTATACCCATTCCAGCACGATGCGTTCCGTGCTTGTCTGTAGTGCTCGACGTTTGCCCACGAGCGGATCGGCGAGCGGTTGAATTTGTCCTGGCCACCACCCCGCAGCGAACCACTCAATTTTAACCGGCCACCATGAGCTGTCCTGTATCATCGCATTAACACCCTTCGCCCAACACCCATGCTCGGCGCAAACGGCGGCACGTTATTACACTGACGAATTATTACCCGGATCGTCGTCACCCCGCCAATAGTCGTCGCCGTAACGGTTGCTGGGTTGTCTCCATCGACGGTATTATCGAGCACGCACATCCACGTGGTCGTTGACGGGTACACCACTGCTCGCGCTGTCTTCACTCACGAGCAGGCGCAACTCGATCCAGGCTGCTGCCGCTGCGGTGCCTGCAATGTTCGCCTCGATGAGATAGTCGTCGGCGAGCGTGAAGGCATTGCTCACTTCGTTACTTGTTGCCTGTTGCCGACCCCGCGTTCGCCAGGTTGTCGAGCGCAATGGTTATCGCTGTGCGTGCCCCGTAAGTAAGTGCCATGTTATCCTCTCAACGCGTGCGCTATGTCGGTAGCTGAGACACTAACACCCCGTCCGAGTACAACCTCCGCACGCGATGCAGGGCGCGTCGCCATCGCCACCAGGTTCAGGATCGTCTGCGTGCCTGCACCGAATATCGTGCCGAACGCCACGCCGATGTTCGCGTTCGATGAATCGACAGTACCCGCCCCGATGGCCATGTTGATATACGCCTTCTGATCAGCTGTGAGTGCGAGCCATTCGCTGTACACGAAGCACTGCACGATTTCACGCGCGTCGACAGCCTCGCGCAGCAAGACCTCGCTGGTCGCTCCCGTGGTGTTCAGAATGTCGGTGATCGCCTGGTCGTTCCCGCTCGTGATGTGCGCGGCATAGCCGAGTGTCTTCGGATCCTGTTGCAGCTCTGTTCGTAATGCTACAATGTCCATTATATTATCCTTATCGCGTGAACACTCGACGCGGCACATTCATCTTTGGTTGCGGTATCCCTCGAAGTCCTGAGTCGACAATGCCGGCACTCTCGTTGACTCGTTGCGCTATGAGGTTCAAGCTGTCGCCAAAGAACCAATACTTGACGGGCGTCTCGGTTGCGTACTTATAATAATCTGCTGCTTGCTGAGATGTGATGGCGTATGAGAGTATTGCCGACTCTCCAATGATACCGTTGAATGGTTGCGTTGAACCCAACAATCTACCTATAGCAGCGTCGTTGTTCGTCTTTATATATCCTGCTAACGACTGTGCCTCAGCTACTACATCGCCATTTATATATAGTGTCAACTTCAGATTTACATCAAGTGTTCCAATAAAACAAGTTGGCTTATTATTCGTTTTACCACGACCATTTATAGCCGTCGCTGAGTTCAGCACATTCACCGCGCCATCCAAATTTGTCGTTTGAAACGTAACATTATTCGGTGGTAAGAAAGCTAATCTGTAGGCGTTCCCAGTCGTTGTATTCCTAAACTTGCATAGCAGTATCTCAGTTAATCCTGTAGCATATGACGGAATCGCCCACGATATAACTGTTACTTGTGGACTATTCATTAGTATGTTGTATGGCAACGTGATAATCTTGGTTACGTCATTATCGAACGCATAGCCAGACGATCCTCCGTTATGAATTATAGACGGTTTACTGGACACTCCCGCCGTAGCCGCGTTGCTCCCATTTCCATACTGGTCAACCAACCCTGCTGGCGTCCCATCGAGCGCCCAGTAAGCTACTCCTTTCGGAAAGAAACCTTTTATGCCACGACTCGGATCAATCAAGCAGTCACCGTGTTTCTCGGAGTCACTGTGCGATACTTCAGCGTGTTACCGACCGCACTTAATGCTGCGCCCGTCTTGTTCTCGACCGCAAACTTGACGATGGCGAACGGGCCTTCAAAATAGCGAACGAATACATTGGGCGTGGCGCTGAAGAATTGCGGCTTGCTGACAGCCGCGTTCTCGTATGCGCTCGCGGTCACCCCATCGGATCCTACGCGCTCCACAGCCACGTTCAAATATGCCGTCGCAGCAGCCGTGCCTGAGATGACGCTCTCAACTTCGATGCCGAACGCGCCCGCGAAGTTCACTGCGGCGCTGGTGGCGATGCTGGCATTGGCGAGATTGTCCAGCGTTATCGTCGCCGTCGCCCAGTTCCCATAAACATACGCGCCTTCGAGATACATTATTTGCTCTCCTTCGTCACGATGCGCACCGCTGCCGCATTGGCTGCGCTGCCCGCTGACGATCCATAATAGTACCCATAGATGTCCTTGACGATACCGATGACCATACCTATGATGAGGAAGGCAATCTCGCGCTCGCGGATGTCGTTGTGAAAGACGAACCACGTGAGCCAGCCCATGCCTGATATAGCGAGCACCGCGAGGGTGAGCATGATGTAGTTCTTGCGTCCGAGTTTGGCCAGCTCAATCTCGCGATTGTGGGCGCTGTCTCGATCCTTCTGCGTGGTCTCGCCTTGCTTGACTTCCAGCTCCTTCACCTTCAGCTCGAAGTCCTGCGCGTCCTTCTTGGCGGTAGCTGCTATCTGCACCAGCTCGTTCTTGAGCTTGCCGCGCTCCTCGTCGCTGGTGACGTTCTTGTCAATCGCGTCGCCCAGAGCCGTGATGGTCTTGTCGATGCCGCCCGTGAACAGGCCCGCTACTGTCGCCCATATCGCCATTACTCCCGCCCTCCCGTACCGTTCTTTGCATCGTAGTCGCGTTGCTTGATGCGCATCTGATTGAATATCTCAGCTTGCTCTTCCTCTTTGCGCTGATGATCCAGCTCGTCGCGCGTCGCGTACCCGATGACGAAGCCGATGACAAACGCGCCCAGGCAGCTCATGAGCACGATGATAATGGACTCCCATTGTGGCGTCATATCGCGCTCCTCCTGACCACATTGAGCGTGAACTCGTCCTCGTTCGCAAACGCGAAGTCGAAATTGCTCTGCGCCTCTTTGCTCCTGAGCACAGCTGGCTGATACTCGGTTTTGCCCGTGTCCGGATCCTCTGCCGTCATTGAACCGCACTCGATGCCGAGCATAATGCAGCCCTCGACATCCTTCTCGGTGTTGCCTGGGTGGATGAGGATCATGTCGCGACCAGGAACGTCGAGCACGTGCCAAGTAAGACCGTGCTTCGGCGTGACTTCACGCTTGACGATATACCGCCCTTCAGGGATGCAGCTGAGCCCCTTCGCGTTATCCTTCCACGGGCGCTCCAATGTTCGATAGTTGAGCGGGATGCGATTCTCTATAAGCACCCCGTATGTTCCATCATCGTTGAATGATGTGGTAACAAGATTGATTGTCCGCATTAGCGTCCTCCCACCATCTTGACGATCAGGCCAACGCTCAATGAGCTGAGGGCTGCCACTATTGTGAGTGTAGCCCATCCGGGTCGCTGGCTCGCCTCAATTGCCTTGTTCGCAAAGTTGAGGGTCTCGGTCTCGATCTTCATATAAAGTTTGTTGAGATGTCCGTCAAACTTTTTCTCCAAATCATCCTGTGCAGTCTCCATGGTTTCAACCCTCCTCGTAAGATCACGATGAGTCACAATGCAGACTTCCGGGTCAACGCAATCCTTATCATCTCCCATCCTCACCCTCCCCAGAGCCGAGCTTGACAGATACCGCTGCCATAGTTCTTCACATATAAGCGATAGTTGGCGGTCTGCTCTGCGCTCAGATACACAAGGTCTCTTCCCGGCAACGACTCGGTGAGTGCAACCGCCCAAGTCTGCACATCCACCCACATATTGTCCTCGCCGCCTATCAACTCGCGCTGCAAGGCAATGATCATGCTCATCGTGCTGAGTACGACCGATGGGTTGCTGATTGCGCTGCCTGCGCGGAACTGGGCGTGAATGTATCCGCGTCCCGCCACGTTGATCGTGCTTGTCAATGCGCTCGCTGCTGCGAATGATGTCAGTATTGTCTGCTGTGGATTGGTTGCCATATCGTTATCTCCTATTCAGTTTCTATCCAGCCTGAAATACGACTGGTGCATTGCGCTAATGTTTCACCAACAACTGACACCTTAACGTCAGTCTTTTCTGGAAATGCAAACGGTTCAAGCCCGACGCTTGACACATCATCATCCATCAACATTGACTCGAAGTGCGGCCAAAATAGCAATCCTGAAGTCGATACGATACCATCAGGTGACACTGACGCATGAATGGTCATGCGTACGGTTTTACCGGTTGTTTTATATCCGGCTGAAAAATGAGCACTCGTAACATAATAGGTTTTGTTTATAGGAACTGTATAAACACTGCAAAAACAAGATACAGCTCCAATCTGCACTTGATTGTATATCGTCGCCGCGCCACCAACCAATCGCAGGTCGATAGTACCTACATTTTTCACTCCAGACTCGACATGTAATGAATTTGATCTGAAGAAATCAACGGGGCCAACCACAGGGGTAACTCCATTCATGACGAATGTCCATGTTTTTTCAGCATAGTTCGTATCCAGATATAATAAATGCACTGTACGAGCGCCAGTGCCCAATGCGTCTGAATCAACTGCACTTGAACTTACGGCTTCAACCGCAGTTGCTCCTGTCGGAAACACATATTGCGTGCCAGGACTCCATAATGTAGTTTCAGTCGCCGCACTTGCAGGACTATAACCGCGTTTAGAAAGAATTGAATGGCCGGGGATCTTACCCTCGGCAATAGCGAATAAATACGGTTCTTCAGTAGCCGGATTTATTACACGCCCTTGTTTGTTGGTGAGTTTAATCGCGCCCATCTATGTTGTCCCCAGTCTTACGTTGCACGAGCCCACGCTGTAATAAGCACCTGTCTTCACGCCAATCCTATATGTTACCGTCTCGGCTTCCGGCATCGTGGTGCACTCTTCAATGCTACCGGCCATACCCTCACTCTTTGTCACGCTCCATATCTCCACATCGCGCCAGAAGTCGAGAGCGTCGTCGCCAAACTGTCTCTGCAACGTGACAATGCCTGAGAAGTATGAGAGCACGGGATCAGCCACCACACTACCGCACCGGATGGATACGTTGATGCGCTGAGTGCCTTGAACGATGAGAGTGCTCGTCCAGACCGGGCTCGATGCGATGTATGTGTTGATCGTGTTCTTTGACATTACCGTTCAGCTATCATCCTCATAACGTGCAACGGTCCTTTGAAATAGCCATCGTTATTAGCTTGTCGTATGTGAATATTACCATTTCCGATATGTTCAACTCGCCCTTGTACTTTATTACCATTCTTATCTGCGAAATCTACCTCACCACCAACTTTAGGTGGATATTTAGAACTTGTAACAAACAAGCCATGCTGTCCAGCTGAACGGTAATCATAACGCCCGTCTGGCAACCTATCAACGGTCGACGGTACATCACTCTGCCCCACCCCTGCTCGGACAGCCGCCACGTTGCGCTCACGCGCTTCCTGGTGGGCTGCTGGGAGTGAACGAGATGAGTGACCATCCGCAACCCTTCCCGCAGCCTCATGTGTCGGATAACTCCCTCGAAACGTACCTGTGCTCGTTTCAATGACATCATACTGTGTCGGAGCGTTTTCCCGTGAAAAACGCTCAACATGATGCGTCCCGTGAACCGACATTACTGTCGCGTTGGGATGTTTTGGAGCTGGGAGCTTATCGGCGGAGGGTTTGATTACTGACGCTATAGCATCTCGATGAAATTGCGCAGCTGCTCTATGTAATTCAGACAAAGGCTTCTCCCCTGCCCGCACTTGAGTATTCGATGTGTATATAGCAGCTGCATCATGCGCAGCAACGGCTCTGGCGTGGGATCGAGCGTCTCCGTTACCAACAGCTCGTTGTGATTCCTCAACAGCTGTGATAGAATGAGGATTAATAACTGTACGTCCGCGTTGAGCCTCCTGTATCGCGGCAATGGGTGCGGAGGGTTTGGTTACGGAATCAGATGTTCTTAAATTCGCATGATGATAGATAGTTTCACGACCACCAACATCAACCCGAACTTGACCATGACGATTGTGACCCGTCACGGTTCCTACCTCAACCCGATTATGTTCTCGCACCTTGTCACCTGGTTTGAAAGGACTACCACTGCGGGCTGCATTCTCAGACTCTTCATTACTGGGTTTTGCGCCACCACCCGACCCACTCCCAAACCGCCCACGATCATCCCGCACATAGTCCCGCTTCACCAACAACTCCGGCACGAGCACCTCCTGCTTGCGCTGAAGCGGCGTGACATTCTCATCGCAATGCTGCACTCGCACCCACTTCACACTCGCGTCGATGACGAGCATCATGCCGCCCTTGCCATCCACTCGCACTACTCTGTCACCTGTCTCGAATATCATATTAATAAGCCTCCGGATCTCTGAATATGCTTGTCGGCGTTGCTTCTATCATCGAGGGATTAATATTCTGATACGCCCGCAACTCCTCAGCTCGTGCCGTGTTCTCGTCTATCACATCCATGTCTACGTTATCGCTCAAGTCGCGAATGTTGACTGAGTTCGCACTTATCTCAGCGTAAGCCTTCGCCACCGCGTCGATATAGTCATCGTGCGCGCCCATCGGCCACTGCTCGCACTGCTTGAGAAATGCCTCGTTCCAGTCACCCTTGAGCAAGCGCACGTTGCCAGCCTCGGCCTGCGCAGCAATCACGTCTATATAGGATTCCTTCGGTCCAGTCGAGCGTCTACCCCTGAAAGCGACCCCTTGAAGCACGTTACGGGAGTAATGGGAGATGGTATCCTTACCGCTACTGCCGGGCTCCTCTTCCATGAACACTTGCACATCAGGTCCGTCCATGATAGCCCGCTGCTTGATGCGCTTCTCGTTCTCATGGCTGGATGCCTGAAACGCATCTATATGCTCAATGTATATAAGTCCCTCATGACAGCTCAACTTCGCACCCGCTGTCCAGTCAGGATCGTTCAGTCTCGTCTTCTCCGTGCTCGCCCTATCCCAGAACCGGACTGTGCGACGATGTGCTGCTGGGAGGGCTTCCACTATCGTGAACCATCCCCGCTTTATCATCCCACCTTCGCGAGGTGTCGGGCGCTGTTGCAATTGACCAGCTGCCGCATAAGTCCCCATACTTTTTTCGAGGCTTAGTAATTCAGTCTCGCCATACATACTCGGCCACAACAACTCGCCGTCTACCGAACGTGGGTCGGCTGGCCATGCTTGCGGATGATTCCGCTCGTACCTGGCGGGTAGGCATAAGTGGGTGTAGCCGAGTTCTTTGCTTAATATATGGCCGGTCAAGTCCCTCTCGTGGCAGCGTTGCATGATCAGCACGATGAAACCTGTCTTAGGATTGTTTAGGCGGGTTTGGATTACCATATCAAACCAGTCTATGACTGATTGCAATTTGACTGGGCTCAGACTGTCCTTGATGTTGTGCGGGTCGTCTATAAATATTCCGTCTCCGCCTTCACCTGTCGCTATGCCGTCCACGCTGGTTGCTATGCGGTAGCCGGTCTTGTCATTCTCGTACCGTTGCTTGGCGTTTTGGTCGCCGGTGAGCTGGTATCTGTCTGACCAGCGATTCTGATACCAGTTTGATGTGATGAGCCTGCGCATCTTGACTGCGTCACGTACCGCTAAGTCTTGGCCGTATGACGCGGTGATGCTTCTGAATGCAGGGTGATTTATCCATAACCATGACGGGAACATTGCCGATACGAGCAGGCTCTTGCTGTGACGGGGCGGGATGTTGATTATTAAACGACGGATTGCACCGGGCGCATCAGGCTTCCCTATGCCAAGCGCGACAGACTCCAAATGGTCTGCAACGGCATCGAGGTGCCATCCGGGAGTAAAGTCTGTCACCGGCTCAAGCACGTGCCACGCTTGCTCAGTGAACGGCTTTAGATACCTGGTCGCCAGTTCCGTTTCCACCGTTTCCAGTTCCGGCAATATGCTCAGATCCATTGCCGGGGACTGGTGCGGGGAGGGCGGGGACGTTCTTGGCGATGGTGATAATGTCTCGCAACTGCTCAAGCTGACTCCTGTCGAGATTGGCTATGCTGATTTTATGATTTGTAGTGACATTGAAGTCTGTCTCCGTCTTACCCGTTACGACTACATTGCGCATCTGCTGCCAGCGATCCTTCTGTCGATTGATGAGCCAGAATATGCAGGCTCCGACGTCGGGTGCCATGTGCTTAGTGGTAGTTTCCAGACCGTTCTTTGCGCTCCTCTTGACTTCCTCGTACTCATACCCCATTGCGCGGCGCTTGAGAGATTTCTCAATGTTGATACTATCCCATTCGTCACGACCGACACGAACAGCTGCTTTGAATTGAGGGTAGTTCCTTAACCAGAGCTCGATCAACTCACTGCTCACCTCAAACAAGGCTGCGAGGTCTTTGTTTTCTGCGCCCAGACGTGAGCAGGCTACATACGCGTCGTGCGGGTGGCGGTCAGGTTCGTATGACGTGGGTCGTCCCGCTACCTTTTTCCCGTGCTGCAATGCTGGTGATTTTTTAACGCGTAATTTCGGCTTTTTGTAGTCGCCTCTTGGCATAATATTTATCCTAAAAGCCATTATATATTGCAAATGGGCCAATAAGCCTTTGTTTTCATTATTATATATATTTGCATTTTCTTATTGACTTAATATCGGCAATAGACTATATTATGGATAACAAAACGAGAGCGACAAAGGCCACAGACCATGAAGCGATGGCCGACAAAATGGCACAGCTCAAGGGTGCGGCTGCAAACTAACCTATACAGCCGAGGGTGACGAGCCCTCGGCACCAACTTCTAAAGGAGACTTTAAAATGAATACGAAATACACATTCACAGGTAAGACAAAGATTATATTTGGTATCACGTTGAAACAGATCAAACGAGTTTTAACCGATGAAGTTGGTGGATGGATTGAAAATGAAATAAATCTCTCAATATACGGGAATGCATGGGTATACGGGAATGCACAGGTATACGGGAATGCATGGGTATCCGGGAATGCACAGGTACTAAAATCTCCAATCAACATAATCGGACTCCCATATCAAGTTACAATCATGGAAACTCATATTTCCATCGGATGTTATATTAAAACAATCACCGAATGGAAGTCTCTCACTGAAGCCCAAGCTGAAAAACTCGACTCGAACGGAAAAGCATTCTACAGATTTTTTAAGCATACAATACTCTCCCTCATTGCATATCGTGAAGGAGGTATGTAATCATGGTACAAGGATATGATTTAGGAAATCAAGTATTCGACAAACCCTGCGACTGGTGTGGCGAGCATGAACAGGAAATACGCAGCATCCACTACCTCGGCGATTCACCCATCGAAATAAACGAGCATCAAGCGATCTGCCGAGATTGTGCAACCGAACGCATACCTGAAACTTGGTCAGGCTGCCAATGCGGAGAACCGCTCGACGGGGTGAACTTCAGTGCGCGGGGATAGCCCGGTTTGCCCGACTTGTGGTGCAGGGTTTACGTGGTCGGTGATCACTGGGCGCTTGCTGCAATCGTGGTGCAACTGTGAAGGTGGAAGGAAGTTGGTAAATAATATTAACCGACCAATCGAAAAGGAGATGCAAAATGCTGACAGCCTCGAAAACTAACTCAACGAATGACATCGGCTCCATGTACGAGCGCAACTATAAACTCCTGCACAAAATCGCTTGGGGGTTCTCCCGATCATCCGGCATTGAACAGGAAGAGTTGTTTGCCGAAGCCTGCCTCGCTCTGGTCGAAGCTGCTCCGAAATACGATAGCGAACGGGGTGCTGAAAGCACATTTATCTGGCGGGCAATATCAAACGCTTTGCAGACCTATTGCAACGATGAACGCTCACATACTCACGCAGATATAGCCGAGGCAGAAGCGGTTGTATCTCACAGTCATTCAGATATGGAAAACGTGCTGATCCTCAAACAGAGTGTCGCCATGCTGAGCGAGGCTGCGTACAAGGTAACATGGCTCGTCGCCAACCACCCGGAGGTTCTCGGTATCGAAGGCACGGAGAGCCATACCAAGGCGCGGGGCAAGGTGGTCAAGCATCTTCGCAATGTGCAGGGGTTGACCTGGGCTGACACACGGGAAACGATGCGGGAGCTGCGGACGGAGATTGCGGGGGTGCCGGTTAAGCGCCGGAAAACGAGGATTTCTGCTGAAAAGAGCCTGTAAATAATTCTTTATATATTTGCATTTTCTTATTGACTTAATACCCGCGATAGGCTATATTATGGGTAACAAAACGAGAGCGACATGGTGGCGGCCCCGAAGACCGTCGGTCATATAACCTGAAAGGGAGCTGACAATGGGAAACACCATCAGACCAGAACACGTAACAGATGAGCACCTCATATATTTAGACGAGCTTCGTGAATCGGGTGTAACTAACATGTTCGGGGCTTCATCATACGTTGAGGAAGAATTCAGTCTTAACCACAAAGAAGCGTCGTCTATCCTCATTTACTGGATGAAGTCCTTCTCAGAACGTCATCCTAAAGGAGCTGACAATGTTTAAACCACTACTCGCCGGAACAATCGAAGACACCGCAACCATCAAATACCCAGTGCTCGCCTCACCCAAGCTCGACGGCATCCGCTGCCTCATTATCGACGGTAAGGCGGTCAGCCGCAACCTCAAGCCGATCCCAAACCACCACATCCGCAATCTTCTGGCGGTACACCTCGCCGCTTACAATTTCGATGGCGAACTTATCAGCGGCCCAACATTCCAATCCTCGACCAGCGCGGTGATGGGGGGAGATGGAGCCCCGGACTTCACCTACAATGTGTTTGATATTGCGGGCTCAGAAAGTCCATTCAATAATCGCCTACGCAGACTTGGTCAGATAGTAAACCAGCTCGATTTACCTTGGCTCAAGATCGTCTCCCATGAATACCGCACACAGGAATCTGAACTCCTCGCATACGAAACCGCCTGCCTCGCCCAAGGGTACGAAGGGGTGATGGTGCGCTCCCTCGACGGGAGATATAAGCAAGGCCGCTCAACGCTGAAAGAGGGTATACTGCTCAAGCTCAAACGATTCACCGATGCCGAGGCCGAGGTGATAGGTTACGAGGAGCAGATGCACAATGGCAACGAAGCCACCACGAACGAGCTGGGCCGAACAGCTCGCAGCAGCCACAAGGCAAACATGACCGGGCTTAACACACTCGGTGCATTACGGGTACGCTTCAACGGGATCGAGTTTAACATCGGCACAGGATTCGATGCTGCCACCCGCGCTGAACTTTGGAGAAACAAAAACACGCTACCCGGAATGACTGTGAAGTTCAAATATCAGGCGGTCGGAGTGCTGGAAGCACCTCGCTTCCCGGTCTTCCTCGGATTCCGTGACAAAGGAGACTTATAATGACAACCGAATTAATGAGTTGGATATGTGGTATGTTTTTGGTAGGATTTTTATGCGGGATATTATTTGCAAACGGTCTGATGAAGTTTATTGAACGGGAATGTCGAGGTAAATAAATGCAAGCCTTCTTCAGCCCACCGGACAGCGTGATGATACTGCTCATTTTAATAACCGCATTATGCGCCTATATCAGCACCCAGGAGGATTAGAATGGAACGCGAAGACGATAACAACACACCGAAGATGAAAGCCACCAACCGGGCCGAGCGCCAGCATAAACGGGTGTGGAAATATGACATCAAGACCGTCAAGCTGACCAGTGCCGAAATCGCAGAAGCGAAGGCTCGATACAGTCAGGCGATGAACCAGCCTAACAACTAAGGAGGTAGTGATATGGGGTGTGATATTCACAGCCATGCAGAACAGAAAACAGCGGGAGATTACGAAAAGATACCGGGGCTGAAACCGTTCAACTGGAGATCATACGGCATGTTCGGATTTCTGGCAAACGTGCGGAATTATTCAGCCGTGCCGCCGATTACCGAAAGGCGCGGAGTGCCGGAGGACGTGAGTGTGAAAGTTGCGAAGGATTACGAGGACAGGGGCTCGGATACGCACAGCCCCTCATGGTTAAGCGTCGAAGAACTTGCGTCGTTCAACTACGATGCAAAGATGGAGGACCGGCGGGTGACACGGCAAACCGGACCTAACTCATGGGACTGTGGAGCAACAGCGGAACAGGGAGACGGAAAGGAAATGACTTTCCGTGAATTCCTCGGAGACGAATTCTTTGTGGAAATCCAAAAACTGAAGGATGTAGGCGTGGAGCGAATTGTATTCTGGTTCGATAATTAAGGAGACTCCGAATGCCCGACAAAGCGACTCACGCGACCGGGCGGGTAGAACTCACCGCAGCCAAAACCCGTCTGAGTATAAAATTCCCATACGATCCCGGCGTGCTCAACAAGGTCAAGTCCCTCAGCGACCGGCGCTGGCACTCAACCGATAAACGATGGACTGCTGACCTCAGTGTGCCGAACGTTGAGAAACTCCGTGACTGGGGATTCACAATGGATGCCGAGGTGTCGCGCTTCATCCTCGCCCGCGTAGCGCCTGTGCCGACCGTGGACTTGAGCGGTGTGCAATTGCGCGGGGAGCTTTACCCATTCCAGCGCGAGGGTGTCGAGCGACTCATGTCCATGCAAGGCCGAGCGCTGCTTGGTGATGAGCAAGGATTGGGTAAAACTGTACAAGCGCTCGCATGGCTCGACCTCAATCCGCAAGCACGTCCGGCAGTAATCGTCTGCCCAGCCTCGCTCAAGCTCAACTGGAAGCGGGAGGCCGAGCGGTGGCTACACGAGGATGAAGACATAACCGTGGTGGAGGGGACGACCGGGCGCAAGATCCCCGGCAGCATTATCATAATCAACTATGACATCCTCGCCAAGCGCCGGGATGACCTGCCGAAGATTATCAAGGCTGTAATACTGGATGAGGCTCATGCCATAAAAAGCCGCTCCACGCAGCGCACGAAGGCCGTACAGGCACTTTGTAAGCCAGTGCAGCACGTTATAGCCCTGACCGGCACACCCATCTTAAATCGCCCCGTAGAGCTGTTTAACACGGTAAATATCGTGGCTCCCGGAGTGTTCCCTTCATTCTGGCACTTCGCTCAGAAGTTTTGTGGCGCAAAGCATACTCGGTTCGGATGGGATTTCACAGGCGCGTCAAATATTCCCGAATTATCCGAGCTGCTTCACCGAACAGTCATGATTAGACGACTCAAGGCTGATGTGATGAAAGACCTACCGCCGAAGCAGTATTCCTACGTGCCGATGGCGCTCGACGATCCCGCCCGCTACAAAGCTGCTGAAGCAGACTTCATCGCATGGTTGCGCAGCGAGGGTGAGATTGAGAAAGCCAAGCGAGCAAGCCGAGCCGAGACGCTCAGCCGCATCGAAGGACTGAAACAGGTGGCCGCACTCAGCAAGCTTCCAGCAGCGATAGAATGGATTGCGGACTTCCTCGAAAGCGGGAAGAAGCTGGTGGTCATGGCAACACATAAAGCAGTGCTGAACGCGCTTGAGCAGGCGTTTCCAAGTGTATCTGTACGGCTCGATGGTAGCACTTCGGCTGGCGATCGGCAGGCGGTGGTTGACTCGTTTCAGAACAATCCAGCTATCAAACTCTTCCTCGGCAACATACAGGCGGCTGGTGTCGGTATCACGCTGACGGCTGCGGATAGTTTGGTCATGCTTGAAGCCCCATGGACACCTGCGTTATGCTCCCAAGCCGAGGACAGGATCCACCGCATCGGTCAGGCGGCTGAGAGTGTGAATATCTATTACCTGCTGGCAGCGGGAACGATTGAAGAGGATATAGCGTCCATGCTCGTGCGCAAGGCGAAGGTGCTGGCGGCGGTGCTCGATGGAGCGCCGGATGACGAGACTTCGATGCTCGGTGAGATATTACAAAAGTTCGGTGGACGGGTATAATAAAATATGTTAATCGATATGACCTCCCTGCTCCGCGACCACGGCATCAAGATAGCCACAAAGGGAATGCACGTGGCGCGGGGCTGGGTGAACGTAGCCTGTCCCTTCTGCGGTGACTCCACGAAGGATAAGCTCGGATGGAATATAGCCGATCAATACTGGAGCTGCTGGAAATGTCGCGGGCACCAGACTGATGAAACGGTATCCGCACTCCTCGGCATCCCCGAACACGAAGCCTACGTACTCATGCTGCGCTACAAGCTCCGCCCATCGCACGAAGCCGAGGACATAGCACCTGTCCAGCACGCCGAAACCTGCACCGTCCCCGGCGGGCCGCTCGAACGCATCCATAAGGAATACCTCATCGGACGCGGGTACGATCCTGACAAGCTCGCTCGAACATGGGGATTGACCGGAACAGGGCCGCTCGGCCCGTACAAGTTTCGCATCACCTATCCGATTTATCATGACGGGCAAGTGGTAAGTTTTCAAGGCCGTGATGTAACTGGCAAGAGCGACCTCCGCTGGAAGACGTGTGACAAGGCTCATGAGGTGCGCGATCATAAGTATTGCCTCGGCGGTGCGCATTTGGTTACAGGCGATACGGTGGTGATTGTTGAGGGTGCGAGTGATGCGTGGCGATTAGGTGTTGGGGCTGTGTGGACTTTTGGAACGGCTTATATTAACGAGCAAGTTCAACTCCTGCGCCCGTACAAGCGCAGGTTCATCATACTCGATAGCGCTGACGAAGATCCGAACGCGGCGGTGGCGGCTGATAGGTTATCGTGCATCCTGAGCGCGTTTCCTGGCGAGACTCATGTGGTGGAATTGGATAGCGGCGATCCCGGGTCGATGGCGCAGGCCGAGGCTGATGCGCTTATGCGAGATATAGGCATCACAAAATAGCGTGGCGCGGGTATAATATATTGATGTGCCTGTATTAAGAATATAAGTGGCTTGATTTATGCTTCGTGGTATGGTAATATACTTTTCAGATTAAGGTTCGCGGCCTTATGAACAAACTCACTTTCAACAATTCAAGAGGCGTATCACGGATGGCGATTCCCGTAAGGGTTTGCAGCGCGGCTCCAAAACCGCGTCCACGAACATCCATGATGCGCCCCTTGTGTTTTTGAAGGAGTCTAAACATGCCCAGAAATGACATAAATCCCGAACAACCAAAACGCCAAGTAACTCATATAACTATCCCCATTGAAATATGGACTCACCCAACATTATCAACTATGGGAAAGGTTCTCGCCGCCGAGATAAGATCACTTCAAGATCCCGAACGCGGATGCTATGCCAGCAATGCATATCTTGCAAAGTTCATGGGCCTGAGCGTGGGACGAGTCAGTCATTTGATATCTGAATTGAAAGCTGCTGAAATTATACAACAGGTAAATTTCGATGGTAGGTGGCGATCTCTACGACTAGGCAGACTAGCTGAAAATAGCTACCCTGACTCGCTGAAAATAGCTACCCTGCCTAGCCGAAAACAGCTACCATATACTATAGCTAAGAATAATAGTAAAGAAGAACCTAAAACATCTCCTCAGAAAACCAAAACCTTTTCTGAGGCTGGTGTGGAAATAGAACTATCTCAAAGATTACTCAATCGCATCATTGCTCAGAAACAAGACTTCAAATTACCTAACATTCAGCAATGGGCTAAAGTCATAGACCGAATGCTTCGCATAGATAAACGTTCAAGAGATCGCATAGCGGCTGTTATTGATTGGTGTCAAACAAGCGACTTCTGGCATTCGAATATTTTATCAACTGAAAAGTTAAGAATTAAGTTTGACATTCTGGAATCTCAAATGCGACGAGATGCACCCACCCGTCAACCGCGCGTAAGAAAAGGTGCTGGTGAATTTTACGGAGTACCTGCTACCCCTGGAAAGTATGAACAGGTATCAGCGAAAGGTGACGCGAGCATATCAACCAACCCGAACAAATATGACAACGTAAAGGAGTTTCACCATGAGTCAAGATGACTTTTTGAAATACGTAACCAACCACACGAAACAAATGCTCATTGCAATAGGTGTCCCGGACAACATGACTCATGCTCGTGGAGAAACCACTGATCAAATTTTATGGGAAGGCATCTTGAAATCACTCAACGCCGGGCGTGGTATTTATTTGCACGGCGACATCGGCACTGGTAAAAGTTACATGACCGCTGCGATTATTCACGCTCGAATGACGCATAAAATAACTCACCTGCAAGAAAACGAAACTGTGGATGAGGCTATTTATCGAATTACCAGCAAGTACCTTTTCAAAAAAGTTGATGACGTTTTATATTCACTGCGAGCGTCATACAGCAACAATGGTTCTGCTGGTGAGGCCGATATCGTAAACCAATTATGCTGGGCTATCACTCTTGTTCTTGATGATCTCGGCACAAGCAAACCGAGTGAATGGGCAGTGCAAACCCTCGACCACATTATCGACTGGAGATACCGTAATGCCCGCCTCCAACCAACAATCATCACGAGCAACCTGACACTCAACGCACTGGCCGGGAAATATGGAGATCGAATACCGTCCCGAATCGCCGAAATGTGCGATATTTTCAAGATTACGGGTTCGGATAGGCGCATATCGGGTACTGACCAGCCTAAATAGCCACCCTACGCGCAGGAAACCGGCTTTTAACGCGATTTAAAGCCAAACCCTACCCTTGGTATAGCTTGGCTAATTTAAAGGGCTTAAATCGCGGAAATAGGAGTTTTGAATGGGATTGAAAGAGCTGTCATTATTCACCGGAGCCGGAGGTGGTGTTCTCGGCGGTAAATCACTCGGATGGGAGACTGTAGGCTATGTCGAATACGAACCGTTCTGTCAAGAAATTATCAAGCAAAGAATCGTCGACGGTATTCTGGATGCCGCGCCAATCTTCGGAGACATCCGAACCTTTGTCAGTGAAGGTTACGCCGAAGCATATCAAGGCATGGTTGATGTCGTGTCGGGAGGATTTCCATGTCAACCGTTCTCATCGGCAGGCAAACAAAAAGGAGTTGGTGACGCCAGAAACATGTGGCCAGCGACTATGGACGTCATCCGAGCAGTCAAACCCGAATGGTGCCTCTTGGAAAACGTCTCTGCACTCCTCGGCATTGAAAATGGCGACTCTGGACAGTGGGATTTGGAGGACGGGCCGAACGACGATATTCGGTATTTCGGAACCATTCTCCGAGACCTGGCCGAAGGCGGGTATGATGCTCGATGGCGTGTGCTATCAGCTGCCGATGTTGGAGCGCCGCATAGGAGGGATCGGGTCTGGATTTTGGCCAAGTCCCAGAACACGAGGGTTACTCGGCGGTAGTGGTTCTCGTGAGATGGTTCGTGATAAAGTAATAAATGGTGATATAAGTGAAGATGAAGCACGTCAAGTTTTAGGATGTGTCATCTGGCCTACTCCGACCACACAGGAAGTTGAGCACCCTGAAATGGAATTGACATCCACGGGAAGACGAAAGACACGTGACGGAAAGGGTAGCCACAGCATCGGACTGTCCGATGCTGTTATGATATGGCCTACTCCGATGGTATCGACTCGTGAATGTACACCTGAGCAATATGCAGCCCGACGTAAGAAATACGGTGGCGCGCCGCGCGCCACCTATCTTCAAGATGCAGTTAAGTATTGGCCAACACCGTCTGCGATGGAGGGTGCTCACGTCAAATCTTATTTGCGTTCATCTGAAACTTGGGAGGATACGAGCTGTCAGACAGCTCGTATCCTCGGTTTACATTATAAATTGTCTGGTAAAGATGCAAGACCGGTCTTCCCTACACCAACTCAATCCGATCACAAAGGTAGTGGTCCGATAGGTACAAAGAGTCAAGCGAACATGAAAGCTCACGGACACCTTGCGGCAACGGTGGCAACGGGACAGCTCAATCCGGACTGGGTTGAGTTTTACCTTATGGGGTGGTGGAGAGGATGGTCATCACCTGAACCTTTGATTTCGGAGGAAATGAAAACTTATGGGAAAAGAATACAGACCTTATCGGCAAATAAAGGTAGATCCAAAAGCGTGTCTTCAGTGCGGAAAAACGATGAACCGGAAGAGATATGGCGATCGTCTCGAAGATGCAACTGTGTTCAAGCGGCGGAAATTTTGCGACGCGAAATGCATGGCAGTGCGTCAAATAAAGGATGCGCCGAAAAAATCAGCACTCTTAAAAAGAGCTCACAAATTCAAGAAAAAGAATTGCGAGATGTGCGGAACACAAAAGAAATTGCAAGTTCATCATCTGAACGGGGATATTGCGCACAATGTTCAGGACAATATCATGACGTTGTGCGGCTCCTGTCATACGAAATGGCATTGGAGCAATGGGAAAACTATGCCGAGGAGACAGTCGGACTGCTCAATTTGTGGAATGCCTCCAGCAGGTTTGGGGTTTTGTCAAAAACACTTAACTCGCTTCAAGAAATATGGCAATCCCTTGATGACAAAGAAAAGGATTGGCTCATTGTATACACTTGTTCAGGAAGTGTGTGGTCAGCCGAGCCCCCTATTCCACGAGTAACTACCGACACAAAGAACCGAGCACACAGACTCAAAGCAATCGGCAATGGACAAGTACCTTTATGTATGGCAACTGCATGGCTAATGTTGACAGGAGTTATATGCGTATCCGACAGGTAGATCACTCCATAGAAAAGCGCATAGTAACCGGAGGGATTATCAGCACCGAATTCCTCGCCGGGGTGCGTTCGATATATCAGCCCGACCTCATGGCTATCCCGTTCGCTAAAACGGTGATGCAATGGTGCCTCGACTATCATGAGCAGTACGACAAGGCACCTGGCCGAGACATACAAGGAGTATTCGAGTCCCATTCTCGCAACGGTCTCGATCCCACGCAAGCGGAAATGATCTCCGATTTCCTCGCGCACATCAGTGACGAGTTTGAGCACGCACCTCAGTTTAATAGCGCGTATCTTTTAGACCAGACAGAAAAGCGGTTCAAGTCCCGCAGCCTCCAACTTCTGAGCGATGACATATCAGCGGTGCTCGCGCAAGGCAACCCAGCCGAGGCCGAGACGTTGCTCACCGACTATAAGCGGGTTGAGCTGCCAACGTCGGCAGGTGTCGAGCCGCTTACCGATGCCGCGCTGATTCAGAAAGCGTTTGAAAGTGTCGAGGGTGACATCCTGTTCAAGTTCCCCGGAGCGCTGGGCAAGTTGCTCGGTCCTATCGTCAGGGAAGACTTAATCGGGATACTTGGAATTGAGAAAATAGGAAAGACCTGGATACTTCTCGAATTCGTTATGCGAGCCGTGAATGCGAAATGCAACGTGGCACTGTTCGGCGCAGGTGATATGATGGAAGAGCAATATGTCCGACGCATCCACACTTACAATAGCAAGCGCAGCCACAAGCACCACGGAGCTATGTTGTCACCAATCATAGACTGTCTGCGCAATCAGGATGACACCTGCAACAAGCGCGAGCGCACCGGCGAGGGGTCGATACTTGAAACTGTGCTGGTTCAAGGCAAGCCTCCCGAACAAAGGAAGAGGCAGTTCAACGACGCATTTGATCATCGAGTATGTACTTATTGTATGAAGGAAGCGCCTACGGACTTCTTTGGAGGTGTGTGGGCTGAGCGTATTGTGGTTGAGGAGCTTACCGCTGACCACGCGATTGCTACCGGAGTCAAGACTGCTGAGCGTAGTCGCAAGCGTCTAAAAATGTCCTGTCACCCAACCGGCACACTTACGATACGCGAGGCCGATGCAATCCTTGACCGATGGGAACAGGAAGATGGATTCGTGCCGGACATAATCCTGTATGACTACTTTGACATCATGGCACCAGAGAATACAAAGACGCTGGAAGAGCGGCACAAGCAGAACGATACATGGAAGGCAGCACGGGCGCAGGCGCAGCGCAGGCACGCAGCTGTGGTGAGCGTGACGCAGGCTAACTCAGCAGGGTATGGGCAGCGGAGCCTGAATGCTAAAAACTTTAGCGAGGACAAGCGCAAGTTCTCACATTGCACGAAGTTCCTGTTCTTGCACCAGCAGGACGCGGAGAAGCGTGAAGGGGTGATGCGCATATCGACGGCGTTTGTGCGGGACGATGCGTTCTCGGATAAGCAGGTGACAGTGCTGCAAAATCTCAATATAGGTAGGCCGTTCTTGGGGAGCTTCTAATGAAATTATTTAATAGTGATTGCCTCGCTGCGATGAAGGAGATGCCGGACAAATGCTACGAGCTGGCTATTGTAGATCCGCCGTATGGACTCGGCGATAGACTAACTGATGGTGGTCAACGTAAGAATCTGATGCTCAAATACAAAACGAGTTATGAGCAAAAAAGATGGGATGTAGCTCCTGACAATTTATATTTTGAAGAACTTCGTCGCGTCTCCGTCAATCAGATTATATGGGGAGGTAATTATTTCCCATTACCTCCTACAAGATGTGTTTTATGTTGGGATAAGAATAACAAACTAACTACAATGAGTGAGTGGGAAATGGCATGGACGTCCTTCGACCGCCCTGCTAAAATGTTTAGTTTCCGTTCTGTCGACGAGGATAGATTCCACCCCACACAGAAACCTGTCAAGCTATACGAGTGGCTGCTCAAGAACTACGCCAAGCCCGGCGACAAGATACTCGACACACACCTCGGCAGCGGGTCATCGGCTATCGCAGCCTACAACCTCGGCTACGATTTCACTGGATACGAGATAGACAAGGATTACTTCGACGCCGCCCAGAAACGCATCCAGCACCACATTGCCCACGAAGAGACAGGTTTCGGGATAAAACACGTCACAAAAGACAGCCGCGTCGGTATAATATAGCAAAAGGAGGTAGTAAATATCATGGCACATAAACGGGAACTCTTGCAGAAGGTAGCAACGGAAATGAACACGGTGATGGCGCTTACCCCGCCCATCGACCACGAGATGATGGATGACGATTCGATGCTGGACGAGATCAAGCGTAACGCGACCGGGGACGGGCAACCGAAGGACGCAATCCTGGCGAAGGATACGTTCAGCGCGGACGTGTGGGCGTTCTTTGTGAATGTCGGTGTGTGGGATGCGGAGAAGAAGGCGGCGATCATGCCGAAGAAGACGAAGGCTGTGGTGGTTGAGCCCACCGAGGAAGAAGCCGCACACGACGAGATGGAGGCTGGTGAGAGTGACGAGCCTGCGCCGAAGGCAGAGAAAGCACCGAAGCCGGTGAAGGCCGAGAAACCCGTCAAGGCACCGAAGGCCGAGAAGCCTGCCAAACCCGCAAAGGTACCGAAGGCCGAGAAACCCGTCAAGGCACCGAAGCCGGTGAAGGAGCCCAAAGCCAAGAAAGCTGCCAAGGCAAAGGTTGAGCTCGACAAGTTCGGATGCCGCCCCGGAACCAACAATGCGAAGGCGATGGAAATGTTCGCCACCGGCAAGCACACGATGGCCGAGGTCACCAAGAAGCTGGGCCGGACGTTCTATGACCTGCTCAAGAAGGTCGAAGCGGCTGGCCACAAGGTCAAGACGGATGCAGAAAAGAAAATCACCGTAAAGTAACCGGAGGTCGTGATGGGAATAAACAGAGTTGAGCTGCTGGCCGTGTTGGATATGGTGCGCCCCGGCCTTGCAGCACGGGAGGTAGCCGAGCAATCGACATCCTTCCTGCTGCTGCCGGACATGATCGCAACATTCAACGATGAGGTGGTGATAGCCCACCCGGTTAAGCTTGGCATTCAGGGTGCGGTGCGAGGTAATGAATTCCGCAACCTGCTCGCCAAGCTGACCGATGAAACCGTGGAGCTGGCAGCCACCGAGAATGAATTGACAGTGACCGGGCGACGGGCGACGGCAGGGATTGCGTTTCAAGCAGAGATTAGCGCAGCCACGGATGTCGCGATTGCCCAGGTATCCGAGCAGCCTGAATGGAAGAAGCTCCCGGCTGACTTTTGCGAAGCCGTCAAGTTCTGCCTGTTCAGCGCGGGGAGCGATATGAATAAGCCTGCGCTGGCCTGCGTCCATTTAACTAAGGCGTTCGCTGAGAGCTGCGACAACTTCCGGCTGACGCGCAGGGACTTCAAGTTCAACGGGGACGTCCTTTTGTTGGCGAAGATCGGTGCAGTACTCATCAAGTACGCTCCGACGAAGTGGGCTGAGACAGATGGATGGTTACACTTCATGAACGCGGTCGGCACTCGATTCTCTTGCCGGACGGTCGACGCCACATACCCAGACCTGTCTAAGCTGATTGTGGAGGGCGGGACGTCGGTCGAGTTGCCGGACGGGTTGGGAGCCGTTATCGACAGGGCTGCGGTGTTCATGGATAACTCGCAGGGGCATCCGTACGTTACCGTGACGCTGACTGCGAAGGCGCTGGAGGTGTCGGCACGGGGTGCGGTGGGATGGTTCAAGGAGAAGAGTCGGATTGCGTATGCTGGTGATCCTGTTACATTCTCTATCGTGCCGCAGTTCCTGCTGGACATGCTCCCAATACTTACCTCGGTCGCTGTGTGCGATGGTCGGCTGGTGTTCAGCGGAGAAGGCTTCGTTCACGTGGCAACTATCGTCGCGGTGGAGGATAAGAAAAAGTGAACCAGGATGGATTGAGACTGTTTCACGGGGATTGCATCGAGGCCATGCGCAAGATGCCGGACAAGTGCTACGAATTGGCAATAACAGACCCTCCTTATGGGGTGGATATAACAACTCAGCCACTTGGAAAAGGAGCCCGTGAACGTAAGTCTATTCCGATAGTGCGCGGAGATACCGACTGGGACTCATTGATTCCGTCATCCGAGTATTTCGAGCAGCTCATGCGCGTCTCCGTCAATCAGATTATTTGGGGTGGTAATTACTTCATTGACCACCTCCACAACACCCGCTGCGTCCTGATATGGGATAAGCTCTCCCCGAACAACGACTTCGCAGCGTTTGAAATGGCATGGACGTCTTTTGACAGAAACGCCAAGTCATTTCAGCGGGCACGGGGTGCGGATGATCCAAAGGACAAGATTCACGTTACCCAGAAACCCGTGAAGCTATATGAGTGGCTGCTCAAGAACTATGCCGAGAAGGGTGACAGAATTTTGGATACTCACCTCGGAAGCGGCAGCGTGGCCATCGCGTGTTACAATCTTGGATTTGAACTCACCGGATACGAGATAGACAAGACGTACTACGACGCGTTATGCAAGCGTGTCAGCAATCACATCAACCACGATAAAACCGGATTTCAATTAGGTCGTTAAACAGGAGAATTATGCGACGTGTTTATGTTGCGGGCGCTTACAGCGCGGACAATGTGATATGTGTCCTTGATAACATCCGAGAAGGGATGCGATTAGCTACCGAGGTGCTGTTGGCAGGCTACGCACCGTTCGCACCGTGGTTGGATTTTCATTTCCAGCTCATGCTGCGAGGTGACGAACGCCTTACTGTACGTCATTATTACGATTACAGTCTGTCGTGGCTATGCGCAAGCGAGGCTGTTGTTCTTGTACCTGGATGGGAGAATAGCAAAGGTACTGTTGCGGAGATTGCTCGAGCTAAGGAGCTGGGCATTCCTGTATTTCATTCGCTTGCAGAGCTACAAGCCTCTTTTCCGGTTATCGCGTTGAGGATGGTATAACGTGCAGGGATTCTTTCAAAAGCCAGCCACAGCGCCCAAGGTGCGCACCACAGGCGGCAAGAAAGCCGTAGTATCGGTGCAGCACGACCTCCCGCACCCGCTGATCATCCGCGTACCGGCGGAGGCCAAGCGCAAGCAGACGAAATCGAAGCCCTCGCCAGGTAAGCCACAGCTCGACATGGACATTGAGTGCTACTCTAACTACTTCCTCGTAAAGTTCCGGCACGAGGACAGTACCTGCACCTCATTCGAGATGATCGACGAGCTGGGCATCAAGCTGAACCGATCCCGCATCAAAAAGCTACTCGCGGAATACGAAATAGTCACGTTCAATGGTGAGCACTACGACGTACCCATGCTCAACTACGCGCTCCACGGGAAGGGTGTCACGAACGAGCTGCTCAAGCAGGCAAGTGACGACCTGATAAAGCATGAGGTGCGCGTCTACAAGTTTGAGGACAAGCGAAACCTCATGCCGCTGGAAATAGATCACATAGACGTCTGCCCGCTCACCCCGGTCGGGATGTCACTCAAGCTATGCGGGGCTCGGTTGCATTGCGATAAATTGCAAGACCTCCCGTATGACGAAGCCTCGATATTGACGCGGGAGCAGATGACTGAAGTCGATAGGTACTGCCAGAACGATGTGGATGTGCTCGCCAGACTGCGGGGCAACCTTGCGGAAGAGATTGAGCTGCGCCGCACACTGTCAAAGCAGTATGGTATAAACGTCATGTCGAAATCGGACGCGCAGATAGCCGAGGAGATCATCAAGACCGAGGTGCTTACCCGTACCGGCAAGGAGATCAAGAAGTCGAAAGAGCTGCACACGATGCGCTTCCACTATCAGGTGCCGGACTTCATATCGTTTGACAATCCTGAGCTGAACGCGGTGCTCGACATCCTGAAAGAGAATGAGTTTGTGGCCAAGCCGGTCAATTCGGGAGTGAAGATGCCTGACCAGCTTACCGACCTGAAAATTAAGATAGGTAGCTCAACCTATCGTATGGGTATTGGCGGCCTGCACTCGTGCGAGAAGAGCGCGTTTCATATTTCGGATGACGAGTATGATTACTGGGACTGGGATGTGGCGAGCTACTACCCATCAATCATGCTGCAATGCGGTCTGTATCCGCAGAGCATCGGCAGGAATTTCACCGATACGTTCAGGGCGATCGTTGATGAGCGGCTCCGTGCGAAGAAGGCTGGCGAGAAGGTGAAAGCTGACTCACTTAAGATCGTCGCAAACGGTACGTTCGGAAAGACAGGTTCACCGTACTCGGTTATATACGCACCTGACCTCATGATTCAGGTAACGCTGACCGGGCAGCTTTCCTTGCTCATGCTCATTGATTTATTCGATAAAGCGGGATTTGATGTGGTGTCCGGCAACACCGACGGTATCGTGATCAAATGCCCGAAGGATGCACAGCTTGCCATGAAAGCCATCATAGGTGACTGGGAGAAGCGCACCGGCTTCAACATGGAGAGTAACCGATACGCAGGGCTCTACTCCCGCGACGTGAACAACTACATCGCCATCGGTCATGACGGAAGTGTCAAGTTGAAGGGATGCTTCGCTCCAGGTAAGCGTGCCAAGAATCCTGAGTATGATGTCTGCACGGTTGCGCTGGTCGAATATTTAAAGAACGGTACGGCTATCAGCGAGACGATCCGCGCCTGTCGGGATATACGCAAGTTCGTGAGCGTGCGCCGGGTGAACGGTGGTGCGATGAAGAGTGGGGAATACCTCGGCAAGATTGTGCGTTGGTATTATGCGAAGGGTGAACAAGGCTTCATATCGTACAAGACGAACGGGAACAAGGTGCCGCAATCGGACGGTGCTCGGCCTATGATGATGCTGCCGGACGCGTTTCCAGACGATATAAATTATGAGTGGTATGTCAATAAAGTTTCTGAAATGTTTTACTAACGGAGGACTCACATGGAAGTCGATTTTACACAAGGGTTGCATGAAAAGGCGCTTAACGAATTGATGACTGAATTCAACCGCGCTTGCGAGATGCACGGAGACTTCCGTAGCCTGCACGAAGGGTACGCGGTGCTGCTGGAGGAATCGGACGAGATGTGGGATTTGATAAAGCATAAGCGTCCCGACCTGGACGAGGTGATCGACGAGGCTATTCAGGTGGCGGCGATGGGGTTGAAGCTTGCGGTATTCGCCATGAAGAAGCGTGCGGAGAAGTCGTGAACTACTTTATGGTGGCGCAAGCCGCCCTCTGCATCGCCGCCTGTGCCCAGGAGTTTATCCAGCACAACTACAAGCTGGCCTGGGTGTATGCGGCGTGGAGTGTATCGAACGCGATCATGGCTACAATGTCGAAATAGGAGAATGAACAATGAGCCTCTACCACACGTACCGCCCAACCGAACTAAAGAATATCGTCGGAAACAAGGCAACGATCGCGTCCATTGAATCCGTGCTCGCTCGAACGAAGGACTGGCCGCACGCGTGGTTGTTTACGGGGAATTCGGGATGCGGCAAAACCACCGCCGCCCGAATCATCGCCAAGCGCCTCGGCGTGGCTGATATGGATTTGCAGGAACTGAACATTGCAAACTTCAGGGGCATCGATAATGCCCGCGAGATTCAGGAGCAGATGCGCCTGCGCCCGCTTGGTGGTAAGTACCGAGCGTGGATACTGGACGAGGTTGCAGCTGCCACGAAGGACTTTCAGACAGCTATGCTCAAGTGCCTTGAAGACACCCCTGATCACGTATTTTTCTTTCTCTGCACAACAGATCCTCAGAAGTTATTGAAGACGATCATCAACCGCTGCCACGAATTCAAGATGGAGGCGCTCACAGATATTCAGCTCGCATCGCTCCTGAACTCAGTCATCAAAGCCGAGCAGGTGAAGATACCTGATGACGTGGTCAAGCAGATAGCTCAAGACGCGCTCGGCAGCCCACGTGCAGCGCTCACCATGCTCGACAAGATCATCGACATGGAGCCGGACGCGATGTTGGAAGCCGCGAAGAAGGCAGCAGCCGAGGCCAGTGAGACGATCGCGCTGTGTCGAATATTGCTCAAGGGAGGATCGTGGGCGACTGTGGCCGGAGTGTTGCGCGGGCTGGAAGCCGAACCGGAGCAGATACGGCAGGCGGTGCTCGGTTATATGAACGCGGTACTGCTCAAGGAAGACAACGCGAAGGCGTGGGCAATCATGGACGCGTTGCGGGAGCCGCTGCATTACAATGGCAGGCCAGGATTGACAATGGCATGCTATGAGGCGATTAAGGCATAACAAAAGTTACATTCACCAGTATAATAAGGCAAGGAGGTAGTAATGAAAACAATCGACGGGAAAGATATGAGCGCCTATGAAGCTGCAAAGAAGTTGACATTCGAGTTTGGAGACTCCGCAAACAGGATGAGTGTTGAGTCCCTGTGCGACGCTTTGAACGTTCGCAAGCTGAATGACAATCAGCAGGCTCAGATTAAGGTGCAGCTTGACAAGATGAATGTGCGGCTGCGGAAAATCTGCGGGATGAAGGTATGAGCGACTACGACAAAGACTTAACCATTGACCCGAACGGGCTCGACATCGAATGGTTGAAGCAACCTCGGCTTTTTATGAAATACGCTGAGGAATTGGCAAACGCCAGACTCGAACTGTCGCGCCTGACCGAGCGCATGGATGTGATCAAAGCCGAAGCCGGTGCAAGGGTGCGCGACAGGCTTACCGGAGAAGGTAACAAGTTCACCGTGGATATGGTACGCGACGGAGTTGCGCAGGATGCGGAAGCGAAGTCAGCGTCGGACGCGGTGATGCAGGCCGAGCATGATGTGAATATCCTTCAGGCTGCGGTCAAGGCGTTCGATCAGCGCAAGGATGCTCTTGAAAACCTCGTGCGTCTTCACGGTCAACAGTATTTTGCAGGGCCGGTCGTGCCGAGGGATATTGCGTCTGAGTACGCGAAGGCGGGTGGTGTCTCACGTGAGGCTGCAAGAGATAAGATAGCAGCTCGACGACATCCTATGCAGGACTCCAACGAAACGACCGCTCTGCCTGATAGTTCTGGCGAGCAACCACCGAGGCGCGGTCGCAGGTCATAGTGTTTTATTATCGACAAGGTGACTGCTTATGGCAACACCCTCAAGCGGACGCACCGAACGGCACTCGTATCACGAAGCAAGAATATAATCGACTGCAAGAATTACAATACAAGCAGCAAGACAAGGGAGGCTACGTTATGGCAAGAGAAAGTGCTGCAAAAAGTTCTATGAGAGACAGGGCGAAGCGCCGCACCGAGGAGACAACTCACGGTGGCGGGGGTGGGAGTGTAAACCTGCCCGAAGGTGTAAAGTGGTTTGAGAACAAAGGAGCGGCTGCGGAGCTGGACTTCCTTCCGTACGTCATCACCGACCCGCGCCATCCGGACGTGCTCGCGGGACGGGCTTCCGTAGGTGACATGACCGACTGTCGCATTTACTGGATGCACAGGGATGTCGGCGCAGAGCAGAAGCCTCGTGTGTGCTTGAAGTCCATCGGCAAAGCCTGTCCGATTTGCGAGGCTCATGCTGCTGCCAAGAAGAACAGCTCGATGGCGAAAGAAGATGTGGATGCGCTCCGGTCAAAGGAACGGGTGCTGTACAACCTCATCGACCTCGGCACGAAGGATCAGAAGGTGCAGGTGTGGGACGTGTCCTATCACCTCTTCACCAAGATGCTGGAAGAGGAACAGCGGCTCAACGAGGACTTGTACGGGTACGCCGAGCTGAAAGACGGATATACGATCAGCGCCCGGTTCCGTGAAAAGAAGATGGGCAAGCAGGAATTCTACGAGACCAGCCGCATCGACGGTGCGAAACGCGAAGCCTACTCCGAGGACATTCTCAAGGAGGTGGTGAATTTCGACGAGGCGATCAACATTCTCAGCTACGCCCAGCTTGAAGCCATCTTCCTCGGCACCGATGCACCCGCTGATGAGGAAAAGGAAGAAGCTGCCGCACCTCGGCGAGCGGCACCTGCTCCCGAACCGGAGCCAGCACCTCGGAGACGCGCGGCAGCTGAACCGTCACCTACAAACGCACCCGACCCGCACCGTCACGATCCTGATGCACCGGGCGCACGCGGTCGCCATGCAATCGATCCTGACCAGGACGAGCCTGTTCACAAAAGAACAGAAGGTGTGGTCATTCCGAAAGCCGCAAAGCCTGCCGATGGTGACTGTCCGAGCGGTCACGTTTTCGGCAAGGATACCGATACGAAAGACGAGTGCGATTCCTGCGATGTGTGGGAGGATTGCAGACAGGAAAAGAAGCGCAAGACCACCGGGGCTGTGCCTACGAAATCAAAGGCTGCTGCACCGGTCGAGCCTGCACCTGCGGAAGCAGCTCCTGCGCGGCGGAGAAGGTAGTCAGAGAGCTTGTCGAGTGGAACTGGCGGTCGCGCATCACACGAAACGAGAGCTATGGCAAAGGTGAAGTTTCGGTGCGGGTCGAAAGTAAGCTCTACCAGCCATTCGACAAGTAGTTTATCACTAAATGAAAGGAGGACTGTATAATATGGCAAAGAACGTGGTGAATTTCAGCGTGAAGGCAAGCTTCGTGACGAACGATGCGAAGGAAGCGAAGGAAGTCACGAGAGCCGTCAAGGCCGGTTTGGCAGGTTTGACACTCGGCGAAGTTAAGCTCGTCGTGAAAGAGATCAAGGCGGCTGTGTAGTGACATGCCGGGCGTGGTGAAATCCATCCTGCGCCCGGCAGCTGTTTAAGGAGAGTGTATGTCAGCATCAAATAAAAATTGCGGTACCTGTGCCATACCCACCCGCAAGACTGTAAATAAATCGGATTGCTCAGGGTTGAAGGAAGGGCGCATACTCACCGTGAAGGGATGTTCAACTTACGTTGAGGCTGCGACCAAGTTTACAATCACGCAAGCCCTCGCCTATGCGTCCAGCGCCGGGATGCCTGTTACGAGACCAACGCTCATCAACTGGTGTGTGACATATGGTATCGGTAAGCAAATTGGTCACAAGGGTGGCAAGTGGTATGTCGATCCGGCAAAGCTGCGCAAGTTCCTCAAGGAGGACGTATAATGGCACGAGGTGAATCACTAACCGCTCAAATAAAGGCTCGCGCTAAGAAGCCTGCCAAGGTAACAGAACCTGTCGGTCGACTCGATGGTAGACTTGTATCCTCCGGTTGCACAATGTACAATCTCGCCTGCACCGACCGACCAGACGGAGCCTTCCTGCTCGGAAGCATGGCCAATATCATCGGCGATAAAAGCAGCGGTAAGACTACACTCGGTCTGAGTGTGCTCGCAGAGGCTGCTCGCAACGCAGCGTTCAAGGATTTTGATTTGATACTAGATGACGTGGAAGCAGCTAACGAATTCGACATTTCTAAGATGTTTGGAGAAGCTCTTGCTGCCCGCCTACAAGCCCCATCGAAGACCGGCGCAAGCGATACCGTGGCCGAGCTCCAGGTCAACATGCTTAACACCATCAAGCGCGAAAACCCGTTTATTTATGTGCTCGACTCATTCGACGCGCTCACCACAGACGAGGAACTTGAACGGGCTTATGCAAAAGCTGACGGCAAGGAAACCAAAGGCTCGTATGGGATGCAAAAGGCAAAAGGTGCGAGCGAACTATTCAGGGTAATTACACGCGAACTTAAATCAGCGAACGGACTTTTTATAATCATCTCCCAGACGCGTGAAAATATCGACCCTATGAGTTTTGCCAAGCACAAGCGTACCGGCGGCAAGGCGCTCGATTTCTATGCTATGAACATAACCTGGCTGGCGAATGTCGGTACCCTCAAAAAGCATGAGCGAGTGGTGGGTCATGATGTCCGTGCCAAGGTAGACAAGAATAAAATAAACGGGAAGCTCCGCTCGATAGATTATCAAACGCTTGACGGATATGGCATTGATGATACAGGCAGCATGGTCGACTTCATGATTCTGGAGAAGTTATGGAAGCCGCGCAAAGCCGAGGAGCCGAAGAAGGTTGATACCGGTAAGCGCCAGCCGAGGATGGCAAAAAATAAGGTAGACAAGACCTCGGTGGTACGAGCAACTGGACTCGGTATCGAAGGTACACGTGCGACCTTGGTCAAGACTATTGAAGAACGTGGATTGGAAACCGAGCTGCGTGCCGAGGTAGCCGCTGCGTGGGAAGAGATCGAAGCCTCGTTGCGCCCAGAACGCAAGCCGAAGTATTAAGGAGCCCATTTGAAACACGCGATTGCCATATCACTAACCGTTCAGAAGAACGATGTCATGGAACTTAAGGTCGAAGCTCATATGATAGACAAGTCCGGCAAGGTCGTAGCTATTCCGGTCAGTCAATTAATCGGGATACTGGAGCTTGCCAAACTGCAAGTTTATGATAGGCAACCGAAGAAGCAACTGAGCAGGAAGAAGCGACCTGTGTGCGGGCCGGTAGGTACAGCATGAGCTACATCATTGGCATAGATAACGGCGTGACCGGCTCCATCGCGATATTGAGCACGACAGGTACTCTCGAATTTCATCAAGCGTTGCCGGTGAAGTCCGAGCAATCGTATACCAAGACCAAGCAAAACATTACCCGGGCTGATGCACCTGAGCTGAAAGCTATTTTGAATGACAGCGGTTTACTTCCTCATTGCAACAACCTCGCCGTGATCGAACGTCCGATGATCAATCCCGGACGGTTCAAGGCAACGCTCTCGGCCATGCGCTGCCTGGAAGCGACGCTCATTATTCTCGAAGAACTCGGCATCCCGTATCGGTACATCGACTCGAAAGAGTGGCAAAAGGATATGCTGCCGAAGGGATGCGAGAAGGACGAGCTGAAGAGCGCTGCGGTTGACATTGCACGACGATTGTTCCCGGCAGCAAAGGCGACGCTTGCGACCGCCGACTCGCTGCTCATTGCAGAATACGCGAGGAGGACTTACAAATGACGCTCATTCAACTGGAAGAGGAATTGAAGGAAGCTCGGCTCCGGGGTGCGCAGGATCATGCAGCGGTGATATTGCGAACATATAACGACGGTCACGATTATGCTCATGTCAAAGTAGTGAAGTCGCAATCGCTAAACTCGGGACTGTATGTCGGCCCGGCGGTGGTACTTTCGTGATACCTCCAGCCCGCTCGAATGCGACAAACTCAGCTCATGGGAGTCTGGATTTGTTGAAAGCGTGGCCGAGCAGTTTGAGCGCAAGGGTGAGCTGAGTGACAAGCAGTGCGAGACTCTGAACAGGATATACGAGGAGCGGACGCAATAATCTCATAACTAAACGACGTGAGTTCTGTATAATATGTCAAGGAGGTTACAAATGAACATTGACGATTTGACACTAAAGCAGGTTAAGGAGTTGCAGGAGTTGCAGAAGTTATTCAGCAACAGTCAGACTACCGAACACGGATGGGAGGTGGGTGAAAATTATCTCATCCGCACCGTCACCATGATTGACACGGGAAAACTTGTCAGCGTGACTGAACACGAACTGGTGCTCGAAGATGCTGCATGGATACCCGATACAGGCCGCTTTTCCGAAGCTATCAAAAAGGCGCAGTTCAATGAATGCGAGCCATTTCCTTCTGGCCGAGTTATTATTGGGCGAGGAGCTATTATTGACGCAGTTCGCATTGAAGTTCTGCCGAGGTCGCTTAAATGATTGCCGCAGTGGCTCGTGCTGGATTTGATGGGTCGTGGTCGCGGTCGCGGTCGCGGTCGTGGTCGGGGTCGCGGTCGTGGTCGGGGTCGTGGTCGGGGTCGTGGTCGGGGTC